CGAATATCGTGTTGCCGGCCTTGCCCAGGGAGAGGTTACCGGAGGTGTAGGTCTTCTTCCTGACCTCGAGCTCGGCGATGCTCATCTGCCTGCGTACCTTGAGGTTGTCGACCTCGAGCGTGCCCGTGCCGTCCTCGCTCTCGTAGAGGGAGTAGCCCAGACCCTCGTCGCCAGCCGTGTAGCGGCTGCTCGTTACGGAGCTTGCCACGACCCGGAAGAGCCTTGCGAAGCCGTCCGCGTCGAGGTAGTATTTCCCGTCCTCGCTGCCGAGGGCGATGCCCTCCAGGAAGGTTATCAGCCTCTGGGCGGTGTCCGGGGTATCCTTGCGGAGCAGGTGTGCGGCCGTATAGTTCTTCAACAGGTCGCCTATCTGCGAAGCGTTCAGCCCGCCGCCGCTAAAATTACCCGAGAGGATATTGTTCACATCCTCCTTTAATTGTGAGATAGTACCTTTGATGGCTTGGTTCCCGACTGTTATCTCCTGAATGATAGGGTAGTCCAGTTTAGTTACGAGTTTGATTACCCGTGTGGAGAGCTGGTAGCCGAAGCCATCATCATAGGTTACTTTCTGCCCGATGTAGAGGTTGGGGTTCTTCCTTGCGAACTCTACGGCATTGGAATGAGCTGTGTAGTTGTTATTATCTTGTGCACGGCGGTTTATTTCCTTGATGGTGCGTGCAGCAAGTTCCTCCTGTGCGAGCTTTGTTTCATACTCACCCATTACGATGTTAAACAGCACCACGATGTTGCAGGTGAGGTCGGGAAGTGCCTTGCCGTGCGGTATAAATCCGTCTTCCTCGTTGGTAGGGATAATAGTGTCGCCGCTTTGATACATTACTATCTCATAGTCGCCCTTGAGGACTGACACGCCGCTGTCGCCTGTTGTTTCTGATGCAGGAATATAGTGGCTATCCTCTTCGTGGAAATCCAGCTCAAAGCCATCTTGTCCGCTTGGCTGGCCAACCAAAGACTGTGTAAGGGCGTCATACTTACTATTCGTCGTATGCGTGTTGACCTTGAATGTTCCTTTTAGCGTGTAGCCTTGCAATATCTGCTTCTTTGGGTCGAGGTCATAGTCGTACCAGTAGTGAGTAACGGTATTTCCTCGTTCGTCTTTATCGGTGGTAGTGTTTACAAGTGGCTTAGTGGTGTCCTTGGTTGTGGTGCAGTATGCCAAACGCATATACCACACGGTGTATATCTTATTCGTGCCGTCGGGGTTCTTCTCATACTCGCCTGTGGTGTCATTCTTTAGCCAGCGTGTACGCTTGCGGATATTGTAGGCATATAGGTCGAGGTGGGGAAAAATGTCGTCAAAGGAGAGTGCCAGCGTCTGCTTGATGGCGTTGCTTGCGTCAAACCGTTCCTTGGTGATAACCTTTCCGTCTGTGCCCACATAGATACATCCATCGGGGTACTTGGTTGTATCAAGCCCTAATCGTGCAAGAGTGGCCACATTACCAGTGCCTACCTGCGCTTTGCGGCTCATGTTCTTTGTTGAGCCTTGCGGATAGAAACAGTTATAATAATCCTCCTTCGATTCGTTTACTGATGCAGTCTGGATGTTGTCGTGGACTTTCAATACTGGCACTTCCTCGCCTAAGTTGATGGCTATCTGCCCGAAGTAAAGCGCACGATGTTCCCATGATAGATGCCACTCGCAGTTATTATCCTTGCAGGCTTGTGCAATAGAGGAAAGAACGGAAAGTATATCGTTTGACGATACGGAAAAATTGACAGAGCCGTCCACAGTACCGCAAAGGGTATAGGTGAACTTCTGTGTATCATCCGTGATGCCGAACGCTTCATTGATAGCCTTGCACACGTATTCAAGTGCTGATACCGTCAGTCCCTCAAACGACCATTCCTGCTGCTTCAAATCGTTCTCTACATACAGAAACGGCACACGGCTAAGCCACATCAAAGGATGATGAAAACTTATATCATACTTGAAGCCCTTATCTGTTTCTGATGGGGTGTAGCTATTCAGTAGACGGTACTTTAATCCATCTTCAAAGGGGATAATATACGAGCCAGCGGGGATAGTAATTTTTACATCACTTTCCCACGAGAGCTTCACAAAGTCCGACTTGCTCAACTCTTGCTCATGCTCGGCACTCTCTGTTAAGATTACATCGAGCAATTTCTTGCCGTCTATGTCGTGTATAACCATATTGCAAAGATAGTTAAATTTATTTGATTAACAAATAAATAATTTCAATTTCTTTTGTTCGGGTTAGGCTCTGTTAATTTCAAGACAAACTTCCCTATCCCACGCATAAACTGGCTGAATTGAGAGCATGACTGATACAGACAATGATATACAATCCCTTGCTGAAATGAGGTTTCTATGTCAAGAATACCTTTTGCTAATTCTTCGCAAAAAGATGCGTACCGTTCAAAAAACTGTTGTTCATCGTTAGCAGTTAAATTAATCTGCAAGGTCAAATCACGCGAATCCACAAATACAGAAGTAGTAATCACTCTTTTACCATGCTCAGTTCTGTTATTATTCTCAATATACGCCTTTACGGATGGAGGTGTCATCAGTGCAGACAAAGATGTATCATCCATACTGACACCCCACGTGGTATAGGCATCTTTCCCATTTATCTTTAATTGTCCTATAAGCATTACTTCAATTCTTTTAAGTTTCTGTTTACATTATCCAACTTTGCGGCGAACTCTGAATAGATGGATTTCGAGCATTTCAAAATATCCTCCAAATAACTATTGTTATAAACCATTAAGTTTTTAATCTCCAATACTGCCGAGTTCGTAGATGATGAAAATGTGACCATTGATGATACGTTAGCCATAACGGCATTTGCCAAGTCCTTTATCTGCTCTCTCGTGATATTCCCAGCGGTAAGGAGCGCATCTATATTCGTTGCTTGCTCGTAGGTGATAGAGGAAACTCCGTTTGCGGTGGCATTCTGCTCTGGTTGTTTCCCTGTGTATCCCGTAGCCTCCTGCATGGCATTTCGTATGCTTAACGCCCTGTCCGTGAGTGTCTGGTAGTCATTGCGGAGCTCGTCTATCTCGCTTTTAGTGAAGTCGACTTTTCCGTTTTCTTTGTTCATTTTGTTCGTCCACTTCTCCTTGAACTTCTTCAGGTCGTCGTCCATGAGGTCTCCCACGGCGGCATTGGTGTACGCCCTTGCCATCATTTCTGTAAAGTCGTCCGCAAAGTCGGAAGCCGTAGCGTCCATGTCCATGATGGTCGATACGAAATCGTCATGTAAGCTATCGAACGATGTCTGTGTGAGGTTGTCGCTAATCTTCTCGGTAAGAGCCTCAAGCTCCCCTGCGAGGGCGACATATTTCTCCCAGTACTCGGACTTGTCGTATTTCCCCTCGTCAAGCATTCTCGACCACAGTTCCACATTGTTTACGGATATGGCCTTCATCTGCTCCGGAGTAAGCTTGTAGATGTCTTCAAGGCTGTGGACACTTTCAATAGCGGTCTTGGCTATCGGATTTTCTCTCTTATACTTTGCAAGCGTGTCGTTTATCTGCTTGTACTCCCTGTCTCCGAGGCTCCAGTAGTAGGCGTTGGAGTGATGGTTGTCGTGATAGCTCATCTGGGCTTTCAGTATCTCCATTGTATTCCTGTTCACGGCCTCCTGGTTCTTGTATGCTTCCTCGTAGCTGTCTATGGCCTTTGCCCCGCCAGACTTATCGATGCTCTCCCTTAGTTCGTCGATAGAGCCTTGCAGGGCGGCGTTGGACTTCGTGAGCCTTTCCGTAGTCTCTTTCACTTCCTTGGCGTTACTCCCGTTCATCCAACCGTCTTTTGCGCCGAACCAACTGCCTATGCCCTCTATTATACTTCCGACAATATTGGCAACACCCTTGATGACATCCATAATAATGTTGGGGAGTTCCGTAATGATTGCCTGTACGGCAGCATCGACTTTTTCGAGTAAACTTGTGATAAATTCGGCGGGTGCGTCCCCGAGTGCGTCAATAATCTGCAAGATGGCCCCTATGATACCGCCGACCTTTCCCCCGAGTTCAGACAACCCCTTTCCGACGCCGTCAGAGCCTTTCATAAGACTTGTTACGAGCTTGGTTACTCCGTTGGCAAACCCATAGAGCGACCCGTTGCTCATCTCGTTGAGGGCAGAGGTGAAATTATGTATTCCCTGCGCGGCAGCGTTGGTGCTGTCAGTTAGGTCTTGCTTGGCATTATCAGCGTCAGTTTTTGCGTTTTCTTGTTCTGTCTCCGTTTCGTTGACGGTTTTCTTAGCGGATTCCACTTTTGCTTTCGCAATACTCTTAGAAGTCTCATCCGTGGCTTTGGACAAATCGAATTCTGCCTTTCGCAAATCCTCTACGGCCTTGGTATGCGCGTCGGTCTTCTCCTTGAGTGTCTTCACGGCATCCTGATAGCCTCTTGTCTGCTCGGCTATCTTTCCCCAGATGCCGAAGTTGAACGGGGATGTAGCATCTCCTACGCCCTCCTTTCGGAGGTTGTTGCGCAAGTCAGCGTATGACTTTTTGCTTTCCGGGGAAAGAGCCTTGAATTCTGCCGTCTTCATGTACGCCTCGACCTCTTTCAGGGTGTCCCTGGCAATGTCTTTCAGTACATTACCCACGCCCTCAAAGGTTGCGCCCCAGTCTATGTCAAGGGCAAGGTTCCTTGATTTGGCAGAGGCGAGTGCGTCCTTCTTCTCCGCTTCGAGTATCTTCCTACGGTTCTCGTCCTTTTCCCTGGCTATCTTCTCGTCATACTCATTGGTGATAGCGTACATCTGCTCCTGTACTGTACCGTATTCCTTTAAATACTCATACAAGGAGTTTTTCTGCATAATCAACAGCTCGGATATAGACTTGCGCCTCTGCTCGACAGCAATTATTTCATACTCATCAAGTTGCGCCTTTTGCGTTACATTCAAATCGCTGTCTGTTAGATTGAGTGAGTTCCTGTAATTTCCCTCTTGCGATTTCGTCGCCTTTGGGTTCTTATTAAGCCACTCATTGACTTTATTGTTTTTGAGAGCCTCTATCATGTCCTTACGACGCTTCTCATTCTCAGCAATCAAACGGTCGTAATTGAGGTTTATCTGCTTGATTTCTTTCTCATAACTATCTTCCTTGAGGTCTATGTTATGCTGCCTTAAAGCAAGCTCTGTTTCCTTTTGTTGTTCCAAAACACTTTCTTCATAACCCTTGATAGCCTTGTTACGATTTATCGTTTCTTCCGCTATTCTTTCTTGCTCACGTTTAGCCTCTTCCGCTTTTCGTTTTGCATCATTTGCATATTTCTTTTTATTTTTCTCTGCATCTTTTGCAGCTTCTTCTGCTTTCCTTTTTGCCTCTTTGCCTGCCGCGTCTTTTTTGCTCTGCTTATCTTCAGCCGCCTCTGCATAGTCTGCTGAACGCTGGAGAGCTTGCTGCTTAGTATATCGCTTACCATTGACAATAGCAGACCCTCCGTCTTTCAAATTTGCACCGATAGAAGCGAAACGCTTGGAAAGCCTTTCAAGTTCAGGGATGCCCATCTTACCCATCCATGATGGAAACTGACCGTCAAAGTTGATATGAAAACCTATCGTGTTATCTTTGTACTGCGACATCAGTTCTTTGATATTCTTGTAAAGCTGATGAACACCGTCTGTTGGTCCTTGAAGTTTCCTTTCCAAAGCAGCAACCTTGTCCCCATAGTCCATAGATGCACTTGCGGCATTTCTTTCTGCCTCAGCAGACCTATTTACCATATCGAGATGCCTTTCTTGAGCTACGGTAGCTTCCTGCATGCTATTAACATACTTCTGAATAATATCATCTGACTTAAACAGTCCATTGTCTGCCCACTGGCTGTTGATGGCTTCTTCACTCAAACCTATCGCTTTCATACGCTCCTGTATCTTGGAGCGTATCTTATCCATTCCTTTCTCGTACTCTTCACCCGATTTGTTAACTATAAGATTCATGTTATTTCTAACGACGTCTCCTATAATCATACTGATAGCGGAAGCATTTTCTCTAATTTCATCAGCACTACCAAAAATCTTGTTAAGTAAAGTATCTCCAGTCTTATTATAAACAGCATTGCTAAGGTCGTTCACCAACTGATTTTGCGCATCTTGAGTAGCTTGCTGATATTCTTGGCTTACAGCGTCGATATCGTTCAATCTTTGACGCTCTATGCTTTCCTCTTTTATGAGCTGAATAGCCTGTTCTCTTTTTGCATTAACAACATCTATGTTGTCCCCCTCTTTTATCTGAGTAACACCATAATCAGCGAGGATAGAGTTAAGTTCTTCCAATACTTTCTTAGATGTACTTCCTGATAATTTCAACTTGTCATGTCCATCCGATAACCCTAAAAGAGTGTTGGAATAGGTATCAAGAGTAGTCAGAGTTGTGGCTGCATCTTTACCAAACTTATCGGTATATACAGCCATCTTGTCCATATCAGTATTCACAAGTTGAATAACACTCAATAACGCAGTAAGCCCGACCGTCAACGCACCTACGGGGTTGGCGGCAATGGCAGCCGTAAGACCCTTTATCGAAGCAGAGAACAATGTTGTACGTGCAGCCGCCATAGCTTCAGAATTGGAGAGAGTGATATTATTCATCGCTGCCAATTTGCTTTGCAAAGCTGCCTCCTGCAACAATCTGTTATGGATAGTCTGATAAACATTATAAGCAATTATAGCAGCTTTTGATATGCCATAAGCAGCAGCAACGGTTCCAAGGACACGAGCAACCGTTTCCCAATTCTCAACGAGTTTAGAAACAAGAGCAAGCCCTGTGTTTATACCACCCTCACTCTGTTTCCCTATTTCGTTGAACATCGTGTCGATAGCATCTTCGATATTACTTATCTGTCCTGTGATGGTATGAGATTGCTTTTCCATAAGACCTCCGAACCTGCCACCCTCCGAAGTCATGGAGATAATGGCTTTCTTTACTTCGGCCGCACCAACCTTGCCGGCTTCAACCAAATCAAGAATCTTATCTTCTGCAACACCAAACTGATCGGTAATTTCCTTTGCTATAGGAATGCCTCTGCCCGTAAACTGATGCAAATCTTTAGAAAAAAGCCTTCCCTGTACCATTGTCGTTCCGTACAAGTACACCAAATCTCCAAGAGGAACAGACAGACCTGCGGCAATATCACCAAGCCTTACAAGTGTCTCATTCACTTCGTTAGCACTTGTACCGTATGCGAGCAACTGCTTTGCTCCCTGCGATACGCTTTGCAAGTCAAACGGAGTGGTGGCGGCTGTCTTTACGAGTTGGTTCATCAGTTTGTTAGCTTCCTCTGCACTGCCGAGCATTGTTTCAAAGGCTACTTCCAACTGCTGGAACTCTCCACGAACGGACATGACTTTTGAGGCGAGTTGCTGTGCTGAGAAAGCACCCATAGCGGCAGTAGCAGCAGATTGTATCTTTCCGAACACCTGTTCTATACCTGCTCCGCCTTGCTCAACAACTCTTTGCGTCTGTCTTACGCCGTTCTGGACCCCCTGCAAAGCAGAGAGCATGTTGCCGTTATCCCCCGTTATATCAAATTTCAGTCCTGCCATCGTCTTTTTTATATAGTCTATTCCGTAAAGGTGTATATCTTTTATTTCCAACTCATTCCCTGTATGGCGTTCATCACAGCAGCCTTGCTGTTTCCGTCTACGAACTCTGAAATGTTGTTGATATGAATTTTCTTCATTTCTTCGTCTGTGAGATAGAGCGATGTTACTTTATCTTTCATAAGGAGCATGAGATTTGTGTAGCTTATCTCCCAAAGCACATAGTCGAAAGTCCATTTGTACCTCTCGCAAGCAGCATCTATGAGAGTGCCGTAGATAGACTTACCCCCAAAGCTGAAAGTATTTTTGCTTTCCTTTGCCTTTGCTATCTCAGACATTCTTTCTATCTCCTTGTCTATACCAAAGTGCTGGATGAATAATGTTGTCTTGTCGTTCGTTAGACAAGCGAGGATAAGAGTTGCTATGTCCTCATTATCCATTTCGCGCAGAAAGATGTTTTTACGGATAGTAACCGTTCGGTTGCTTAATACTTCTTTCTTAGTCTGTAAGGTATGATATGCAAGCAACAGACAACATTCCTCTTTCTTTGTCTCTACGAGCCTTAATGCTTCTGCGTATGGACTGACCTGTAATAGTTCTTTGTTCAAATCAAGGCTTTCTGTTACTCTCTGCTGTAAGTGCATCTTACCGAGGGTAACAGGGTATAAATAAAAATGCCGACGACCAACACTGAAACCTTTAGGCCTGTCTATGATGGTGTCGGCAATATCTAACTCTAATTGCTTGTCTTTATCCATAGTCGAATCATTTAGTTGCAGGTGGTGGAATCGAACCACCGTTCTTTACGTTATGAGCGTAATGAGATACCGCTTCTCCAACCTGCGATATTGCCGTCTGTCCGTGCTGTCATGCGTCTTTCCGCATTGTCCGTTATCCTACAATCTGATTACCTTAATCAGCATCTACATCAGTAAATACTACCGCTGTATCTTCGAGAGTTTCACCCTCTGCGATTGTAGAGAGGTCTGTAGCGATAGTGCTCCACTTGACGATATTACCACTGTCAGGTTTCAGTCCGTCGTGGTTGTAAGTGAGCAACCCGCCTTCCTCTGTTCCAAACTCATCAGCAAGAGATACAACGGTGTTGTCCATGCGAGGGCCGGGAACAGTAATATCCTCTGGCTGAACGAAGATTGCATAGCGGTGTGCTATTACACCATTTGCATCCTTGAAAGGCTTCTTGCGCCCTGCAAGACGGCGCAATACATATTCAAGCACATACTTGTTAGCAGAATACTTTACTGCCTCGTTCTCACCACCCTCAATAGGGGCTTCTTTCTTGTCGCCCTTAGTAGGCGTGAGCTTAGTTGTATTCTCTTTCGGAGTTCCAATCTTTGTCCACTTTGCACTTGGGGTATCAAGGTCTTTGGTAATAATATGACACTTGCCCCATCCAATCGGTTTTGACATAACTTTATTCGTTTATGATTTGATATAAAATTTTATTGTTTATCACGTGTTCTGAAGTTCCTGCCGATTCTATCACTCTCTGACCACATTCAAAGTTTGGGTCTGTGAGAGATAGGCGGAAGTCGTTTCCTCGCACGTTGTCGAAAAGGTCGAATGACATCTGACAGAGTTTTCGTAATCGGGCTGTCTGTTCCTCGTTTTGTCCGCTTACATCGTCATCGGCAACATAGATATTGACATTTACATAAGCGACTTGCTTCTGCTTGGTATCATTAGCAAGAATGGAGATAACTATATCCTCACTGCGTGAACCTTTCGGACGTACTGAGGTTTTCTTCAACTTGCCTGTTACCTCTTTAAGGAGGGAAGACTTATTGATTACTTTCCAAAGGTCATCCTTAATGTCTATATCTGATTTCATGCTACCAATTTTTCAATCTTGACAATAGCGGCCTTCTTGGCTCTTTCAAGCCGGGCGTTGATAACGCCCTTAGCCCAAAGTTCCGTCGATGCCAATACATCCTTGTTCTCGAGAGCTTCCACATGGTCTGCATAGTTCATTCCGGCTACCACTACCAATGCGTAGGTGCTGGAGTATTCCTTTCCTAACTGGCTTATCATCTTCTGACCCTCCGAACTTCCCTCACTGCCTTGTAAAACAGTTCTGAAAGCAGATTGCAGTTGCTTTACTCCGTGGTCATAAACAGCATAGCCGATTGACGAACGGAGATTGCCAGTTTGGTCATACCAACTTTCCTCACCCGACCTGTCTCTGATTTTGACAATACATTCCTCACCCAACTTCGCAAGACACATAGAGATTTCATTTTTCAAAATCTCAAATGCCTTGTAGAGGATTTTATCTACTGCGCTTGCAGGTGTTACCATTCGTATTGCCATTTCAAATCCAAATCTTGCACTGATGCTGGTAGCGGTGGAAACCTAACACTGTAAAGACCTTGCCTTCTCCTTTGCCGTAGAAATTGATGCGGATTTTCTCTCCGTACAAAAACTCACGACAATCCTGTGGCAGGTTATACACGGTGTATGAGTATGTCTGTACGCTCCCATCTGGGATAGCAATTCCATTTGCCTTGCCAGCAGGGACTATATCGCATTTGTAGGCATTATCAACCCAAGATGTTTGACCTTTTACATAGTCGCCAGTTTCCGGGTCTTCATGCCCCTGCGTTACAATCTGATAGCTGAGTGTATGTGCGGCAAAATCAAGTACAGCCATATCATTCTCCGATATATACCATCGGCTGACCAAGGTTTACCGTGGCTTCACCAATAGACTTATACAATGAGTTTATGCGAACCAATAGCCGTTCCTTATCCTTATCCGATAGAACTCCTACGCTCTTGTCAGATTCCGAATAATTCACGGCTTGCAGAAGAGAATAAAGACAGTCTGCAAGCGCACCTTTCCACTCGTTGGACTGCGCTATTTCATACGAATATTCAACATCGCCATCCAACTGGCGTTCTATGAGTTTATTCTCTACAAACCCTACTGGAATAGGGTAATGTACCTCATCACGGAGTGCTTGCAAGACTGTCTTCATAATTATACGGATTCTACGTTAGCGAAAAGAGTTTCCTCCTGTTCATCACTCAAAGCATTGACGGCAGCGATAACCGTCTCATCCTTTGCATTCTTGGCAATCTTCACGCCAAGAGCTTTCAGTTGAGCGACAAGGTCTGCTTTCTTGTACTTCTTACCGTTTACGGTAGTGAACTCATCAGATGCATCAGACTGCTCCGCTGTGGTATCAACCTCAGCAGACTTTGTTTCTGTGCAGTCAAGAACATAAATCTTATCCACATCTTCGATAACAGGAAGAACAAGTGACTGACCATTGGTAAACTCCTGCAATGGGTCTGTCTTGGAAAACTTGCTAATTAACTTATACTGATCAACGGTAACATACTTGACACCCTCAACAGGATTCGTAGCTTCTGCGAGTGAACCCCATACGAGCGAGCCTACCACATCAGAGCAGAGGAATACCATTCTGTCTGCGTTCCACGGCTTCTTGCTCTTCTGAACACCATTCTTCTCGAAGATAACAGAGCGATCGACGACTTGCAGTTTGATGTCAAACTCATCTTCAAATGCTTCTGTAAACTTCTTGACTGATGGAACTTTCAGAGTAGAATCATCTGTGTAAACCTTATCGTCTGCATCGGCAACCAACTCACGAGCCCAACGCTCCTTTCGGATTTCATTCAGCTTAGACTTTGCGAGCATAAGAGTAGTGATGGTATTGCCATCTGCATCAGCCTTACTCTTGATGTTCTCAATATCCTCGTAGCTTACATGACCCTTGACGATTGTTCCAAAGGTATTCTCATCAAGATAGCCGAAGTCAACACGCAAGCCAGTGCCTATGTTATCCTCATCCTCAACAAGCATCACGCCATCAGACAAAGCTGTAAGGAAGTTTGCTTCGTTTTTCTCGTCAATACCAATAGAGCAAGCTTCACCATCATTCAGCAGCTTCGTGAGAATACGCTGTTTCTCTGCTTTCTTTGCATCTGGATCTTTGGTCATTTCATAGTGGGCATTCATGATATTAAGAGCGTTAATCTCTGTCTCACGAAGAATCTTCTTCATACCGACCTTTGGCAACTTACCATTGGAAGTAGCAAGTGTACCACGCTTCTTGATAGGCAGCGGAGAATCCATTGCTACCATATCAGCAGCAACGTAGGTTGTCTTTGCAGATGTTCCCTCCCACTTCTGGTCTGAACTATACACAGGAGTGAGCATAGTCTTGTGGAGGTAAGTGCGCTTTACCGGAGCCTCCTTCTCCTTGATGTAAAGACCCAGCTTAGGCCAGATGCTGGCAATGAACTGGATAAAAAGTGATTCTTTCATTTCTTACCTCCTTTGTTAATCGTGTTCAAAAATAAGAGTAGGGATAGCCGTCTTGATAGCTTTCCGCATTTCCTCCGTGATAGGATAAGGCATAGCCTTGTCGTTCACACGTCCGTCATCCATCACGCCAACAAGAGGCTCGTTGGCTGGCTTGGAGCAGACAACAACACCTACATACTCATGCTTTTCTGGAAGAGCCTTATAAGCCCCACCATCAACAGGCATAGGCTTGTAGACGTAATTCACATTATCCTCATCAAGTGTGCGGATTACAAGATGACCAGCCTTGATAACATCCTCCTTGAAGTCTGTCATATCAAGCGTGCGGCCACCTGCAATACCGCCATTGTACTGACGGATAACAACAGAGTCGATACCAGTTACAATCTTGGTCGGCTCGTTTGCTAAATTTGCTTTTGCACCCATTTGTGTTAAAATTAAACTTAAACTTTTCGATGATTAAAGTTTAGCCAGCTCCTTTACCTCATCATCGGACATTACCTCTTCGTCATTCTTTTTAGCTCGCTTGTTTGCAGCTCCGGCAGTAGCATCGGGTGCACCCAATTTGTCAAGCCCACGATTGGCACGTTCTTGGTTCTCTGTTTCAAGGTCTGCTTCGACCTCGTCGTAGAAATCCTCAAACTCCTCATCATCCTTGAATGACATACGGTTGAAGGCTTTGAGCGTTCTCTCACCGAACTTACCTGTATTCTTCAGCAGTTTTTCGAGCTTGGCCTTACGGCTGTCGGCTGTCTTGCCGCTCTTCAATGCTGTAATCTCAGACTGCATGCCATCGAGTTTATCCATCAATGGTTTCAGAGCCTTGGCAAGTGAAGATTCCTCACCGTCTTCATCCTCGCTCTTCTTGCCTTTCTTGGAAGTCTGACTCTTACGATTCTTACGAGTTGCTGGCTCGTCATCGTCATCATCGTATTCCTCATCATCTTCCTCGTTAGCAGGGTGAGCTTCCTTGTAAGACTGGACACGGCGTTCTGATACCGTCTGTGAGAACTGGAGGAATGGCAGAGCGGCATCAATGGCATCGTCTACTGCTTCCTGAATTTCATCATCAGTTGCATCTTCTTTAATCTCGGAGTCAAGTTTGTCGGCAATCTTGGCAGCAACACCCTTCAACTCTCTGCGACTGAACCCAAGCGCCTTAATGTCCTTACTTGTTTTCAGTGCTTCCAACACTTTCCTAAAATGTTTCTTCATTGCGATTTATTTATAAATAAAAAAATGGCCTGCAATGCGAGTGAACGCAAGCAGACCATAGTCGGTAGAACTACACCGTTAGAGCAATGAAATTACGACCAGTTCTGTTGCGTGCAACTTCACACGCTTTCGACTACAAATATACTTAAATTTATTTGATTAACAAATAAAATTAAGAAAAATATTTTGCATGGTTTTTTTGAACACAAAAAAGTGGCAAGTGCATGATACACCTACCACCTAAATGAGTGATAAAATAAAACTTTATTTCTTTTTACTTTTCTTTGGCAGCACCCAGCCTCTTTGTTTAGCAACTGCTTGATTAAATTTCATCCATACATCTTCATCAAGGAACTCAAAGTGCATCGTTCCTTTCTTGAAACCTTTAATCCTAAAGAACGCCCACTCATACCAAGTGCCATAAGACATTTTATTGTTATCGACAAACCGATGTAGATTTTGAATACTATCATAATTCGTTCCTGTGATATAGCACAGAGCTTTTACAACGTCTTCAATCTTATACTCATTGCCTCCATAATGTAACCTCAAATGTCCGTAAAGGCTGCTATAACGAGAGTCGTAATCAACAACATATGGAACGATAAACTTTCGATTAACCATATAATTGGCATTGGTCTTCCACTTCTCCCCAGCCGTTGAGTTTTCTGCGGAGAAAGAGCAAATCAGGTCGAACGCCTCCAATAACGCCTTATCCATACGCTGACCTGTTGTCTGTACTACCATGCTTACCACTTGATAAATATTGTGCATAGTAAACGGAACATTAACCTGTTTTTCAATGAACTTATTAATTTGTTCACGCAAGCTATTGGTAGCATACTTCTCCATATTCAGTTTCGAGAAGATGATACGCCAATAATACTTTTGTAGTTGTTTCTTATACTGCTGACGAGTAATATTTACAGCAGAACCTTTTGTATCAACTGTTGCAAAACGGATTGGGATATAATCAAATCTTTCATCTGAGAATTTAGCCACCTCGTTAATCTTGTTTGCAGCTTCCATTGTTTCATCAAACAACTTAACCGCGGCGGTATAACGGTTTACCATATCCCTTACTACGTTATACTGAACAATACCCTCCGTTTCGTTTCTGTCAAGACTATCTTCCTCATCAGAGAACATATATCCGTCGAACTCATCTTCGTTTTCTCCCTCCTTGTATAGCTTGATAAGAGAAACGCCAACATTGGTTTTCCGCTCTGCAGTGTCAAACACAGTTCCGAGATATTCAGAACAACCATACAACTCTACAAGCTCGTATAACTCCTTCATTGCACCTGTATATCTATGTTCGAGATTTGAACTGTTGCACAGAGAAATAATGGTACACCCTGCCGGTGCTATTTCAAAAGCATGCTTGATGTGCTTTACTCCATCGCTAAATGGAGGGTTCATCACGATAAAATCCACATGACTAATATCTTCTGCTTTGACAGAAAGGAAATCTTCTGCTATAAGCTCGCACTCACCTTGCAGTAGTTTGCACAGCGTAGGGTCATTTTCGCAAGCAATAACTTCTCCGACTCCATTCTCTTTCAGCCACTTTACAATATTTCCACTTCCGGCAGACGGCTCAAGTATAGTCTTGCCGATAAAATCCTCACCGAGCATCATTGTATTGATAACCTCTATTGGTGTGGGGTAAAAATCCGTATTCTTTGTAAATAAATCCATTGATCTTAAATATTAGTCATTAGTAAAAAATTTCATCTGAAACGAACGACCAAATAAAAGAATTACTGCCATTAATTGTATCCATACATCTATTGCCCCAGTTATCAATATCATCTATAATTTCCGAGATAACAAAATCTTTGTATTCTTCAACTTCAAAATCTTCTAACTTAATAAGATTACCTTCTTCAGTGAGGAAGTATTTAGGAGAAATTTCGAGAACACCCTTTAGGAATATCTGAAAAGAATATTTGCTTAACTTTCCTGAGTTGTATAGCATAAAAGTATTCTCTAACTCACTTTTAATCTTTCTCTCGATTTCAACAAATTCCGACTTCTTCATTGCTCTTTAATTTTAATTGTTATTGTTTTATTTTGATAATGTAAAGGTAGTCATTTTTTGCGAGATTACCAAATATAACTTACTGAAAATCAACAAGTTAAAGGTTATTTAACTTTAAAGATATGTGTTTTACATGCCATCAAATAATATAAATAACTTTTCTCTTGGAATTTGGTAAAATCAAACAATTTTACTATATTTGCATTACTAATCAAACACAAAGAGCAATGAAAGTGATTAACCTTACAAATGGATACGTAAAGGTCAGACGTATGGACTTTATACAGGAATTCATGGAAGGAGGAATAATACCAGAAGACTTGTACTGGCTTACAGAGGACAGTAAAGGGTATATATCTTTTCCTAAATATCGGCTTGACGAATTGGAAGCAAAAAGAGTTGAACGAAAAAAAAGAACGGAAAAGTTATACAAATGTGTAGAGCTAAATAATAAGGGTATTAAGCTTGAGAAGCAAGGAAAAATTAGCGAAGCAATATCAGTATATGAAGACAACATAAAAGGGGACTGCTACCCTGCAAGACACTCTTTTGATAGGTTGCTTGTTTTATACCGCAAGGCAAAAGACTACGAAAGCGAGAAACGTGTTGCAATCAAAGCAATATCTCTATTTCCTGAAACAAAATACAAGGAACGTTTGAAGAAAATCGAATTGTTAATTTCAAAACAAAATAAATCGTGAAAAAATATCTATTAGCTTTAGCATTATTACTTATATCATTGTCATCTATTGGACAATCTGTGTTAGGAATTCCTTTTGGGTGTTCCTACGAAGACGTAAAACAGTCGCTAATTAAAAGGAATGTCGGAGATAATACGTGGGAGCAAGACGGGAGAATAATTGTAACTAATGGATATATAGGGAACATTCCATTTGGGCTTGGTGTTTTTTATTTCCAGTTCAAGGAAAACAAATCTTATTTGTCAGCAGCAGCTTTCTCTGACGTAGAATTAACTGCTGTCGAAGCAAAGAAAAAGAGAGAGGAATTTGCAAAAGCAATAAGAGACAAGTATTTTGACAGCTTTACAGAGTACATAGATGAAAAAGGTTTCAAACGGTATGAGTTTGGGGAAAATCCATTAAACAAAGAAGCTCCACTTGGTAAAATTTTCATATTCCATAATAAAAACGAAAAAAAATATGATGCCGTGTTGTATTACGGCCCCATTCACTACATTGAGCCTAATTCTGATTTTTAGACTATTTGCAAATTTCAAAGCAAACATTATGAAAAAATATCTTTTCCTTATATTATTATCGCTCATACTATTCGCATGTGGTGGTAATAAAAAGCTTTCTCATGCAGCGGTAAGATATGCAGAAAGCATTTCTGGAACAAGCGTTCTTAAAGCAACGGTAACGGATGTTCATGTACTAATAATTGCTATTGATGCAATAGAAGGGCAAAATTACGATGCTCTTGCAAGATACTATCTAAATGATGCAATCAAGCACGGTGCTTATGACATAAAAATGTGTGCTGTGGTAGATTATTCAACGTCAGAGTTCCAAGACGGAGCAGTCGTTGGCGACAGATTAGGAAAGGCTTTCAAATAACAATATCATAAAGGCGGTTGTTACACCGCCTTTACTTTTCTGAGAGTTTTCTCCAATAGTCTTTGTACTTAAGGGCTTGTTGAGGGGTTATCCCGTAAAAGCCACACCACTCTTTCATTGTGGTTCCATCGCAATCAAATCCTGCAACACTCCACATAGAACCTGCTTTATGCTTAATCTCTGTTTCTTTACTCACTGTAAATTCAGAGTGCATCTTTGCTGTCAGTTCTTCTTTCAACTCTTTCATACTGCAAATATATACAAAAAGTTATTAAATGTGCAAATAATCACGAAGATATTCAAACTGCACTTCGTTGGATAAATCTAAATACCCTTGCCATGATGAGCCTTTTAGCATATTTCTACCAAAGGACATATTTGCTAAATTTTGCATCGGAACTAACTCTTTATAGTTTTCTATCACAGACTTAGCTTTCGCATATTCATGAATGCTTATTTTATGCTCATTTAGAGCATTCTCTATTATCATTTCCACTTCTTTCTTTTCTGCGACAGCACCATATTTTGCCCAACAATAACCTCCTACATCAATATTAGCATGTATATAAGCTCTTTTTATTCCACAAGATTTGTATTGCTTGACCATTGCAGACATGAGTTCCTTTGAAATTCCTTTACCCTGCAATTCTTCTGGTAAAACAAACAACTTATGGTCTACCACTGGGACATTTTTTCCTGATATTTTTTCAAACCTAAAGTATCTTGATAATTCAAATTCTTTTCCATTTTCAAGACGCCCCAAGTATCTAAGTGCAACTTTCCCGTCAAGAGCATCCTCTATTCGCTTAATTTTGATCAATATTCTATTTTTGTCACAAACCTGTTCTACAACTTTATCAAATGCCAGTACATCAAATCCCTTAATTGCACTATTAGGAAAATCTTCCACAGAAACCATATTACGCCACCAAAAACCTCTTTGAATAAGCTGCTGCTTAACAGCTTCGTTGTAAACAAACTCTTTCTTCCATCCACGAGTAATATGTTTTTCATTATCCCTAACCCAACAAGGTAAAGTTCCTCGACTGCGTGCTTCATTTATTCTCTCTGAATTTTCTGAAACCCATTTTCCAAAATTATCAGGTGGAACCGTTATCATATTAGGGCTATTCTCTCTGTGATCAGACCAGTACTCTTCCTCGCTCATGACGATAGGAACAGTGTAGCACAAGCAATTAGGATGCCACCCGACAAACTTGAAATCCTTTGGATAATCGCCAACCAAATCGTCGCAAATATCATATCGTGGGTGTGAGCCTGACAACTTAATCTTATATCCGAGAATGAAATCAAACTGCTTCCAGCGTTCTTGTTCTGCTGTTCTGTAAGCAATGCTTATCTCGTTCCTTGCCAAACGGATAGACCTATACTCGCAATCATAGCACCTTGTAGCCTTACTATACTTCTCTTGATAATCTGCTTGAAGTGCCGGCCAGTCGTGTAAATACTTACTTAATCGCTTGGATAAGGTAACGGCACTCATACCTTTTTCAACAGCGGTAGAGATAGTTGCTTCGAGCGAATCCTTGTATATCTGCGACTGATTCCACAACTTAGCAGAGAGATTTAATCCTCTGTCTCGTCTTGCCAGGAACGCTTGCAGTTGGTCGCTATTGGTTTGAAAATAGTGCTTAAACTTCTCTCCATCAACCTGCGCACGATAATACTTCAAAGCCTTGTTCGCTACGATGTTTTGAAAAAGATTACTATTCGCCCACTCTGCGGAAGTACCCGAATAGATGAGGCTTTGCATATCACCTACAAACTGTCTTTGCAATAACTGCAAATCACGTTTTACCTCTGGGTAATCAGAAAAAGAAAACTCAATAGAACCATCATAATCAACAGACTCAACGATAGCTGCTGCCTTTTCGTTAAGTCTTTCATATATGCTTCTGACTTGCATCATATATCCTGCAAGCCGTTTACTCAATTCTTTATATGCCTTTCTCTGATTAGGCAACCTTGGTTTACCCATTCATTTTGAATTTGTCACACGCCCTTTGACTTAATAGCACGCAATACTTCTTATTCGTGTAGTGAGGACATCTTCCGAGAGTAGGTTCTCCTTTCAAACTAAGTGTTTCAAATTTTGTTTCTACTTCGCAAAATGAGCACTCTCTACAATAGTGAATTTCCTTAGATGCAACCTTACTCCTCGCTCTTGCGCACATAGACTTTTAAGCGTGATTCCACCACCTTTTCTCCGTCTTTCTGATACACCTTATCTTCTATAAGACAATTCTTTTCAAGTGCTTCAAAGATGTGGCTATGGTTGTTACCTTTCTGAATACGAACCATGTCAGCAACACCCTTTCGATATGAAGTCTTATCTTTACATGAACTTCTGTACTGCTTAATGTTCTTCTTTGTGATGGCAACTGCAATGGCTATTTCCTTTGCCTCATAATCAGGCTTTATCTCGTATGTAGGATAAATCTTGCTCGCCAATCTTACGAGTAACTTTGCGATGTTCTGTTTCATAATTTAATATCAACTTCTACATTATAATTATAATCCTCTTCCACTCCAAAATCATTGCTTTTCGTACAACGAGAGAAATACACTATTTTAACCTGTATTTTTGTCGCTTCTTCAAACTCTTTCAAAGCAGCAGAAATCTTCTGCTCCATTTCAAGTTTCTTTCTCTTTGCTTCTTCTATGGTCATAACACTTGATTATCCAAGTTAAATGCAGAAGCACTCTGTGATGCCTCGACAGCGTTTTCCTCCTGTATCTGCTTCAATGTGGCAGCAGCATCAGAACTCTTTCCGTACTTCTGAATTGACTCCAACTGGCTTTCTATAGGCTTATTGCCGTTGGCTTTCATTCTCTTGTTTATATCTGCAAGCTCGTCATTCTGAATATATGGAGTGATCACATGTTCTACTACGACATTATCAATCTCATCTTTCCACTTTGTGTTCATCACTTTCAAAAAAGCCTTAATAACGTTACACTCTCTTTCAAGAAACTCGATCCACATTTCTTTCTCATCGTCAATCCTAAGATGAGCATCTGTGAGTAAAGCCTGACGTGCTTCATAGCCTATGTTTCCAAGCCCTTTCATGTTCTCAAATGAAATGTCTGGTATCTGTGCCTGCGCCCAGTACAACTTCTCCATTTTATCAACATGGTACTTCAAAGCTTCAATGGACTGAGACCAAGATACATAAGAAACATCTCCACCAGTTTCACATCGGAAAATTCGATACGCCTCTCCCTTTTCTTCTTGACCTTTAAGGCCACCAGACACTTTCAAAAGCGGAGCTGAATTATAAGCAATAACGTTAGAATTTCGAGAAAGAGAGTATTCAATTTCTGATCGAAACGAAGACAGTCCATCATAGACAGGTTCTGACTTCCAAGCGTAGATACCTGGTATCTTCTTCAAGACAATATCTTCTCCATTGGCTATTTCTCCATCTTCGGTAATTTGCGTAAGCACAGATTCCCAGCCTCCGCTGTCAAGACCTTGTTTCCAAATGTAGTGCTTATCCTCTGTGTAAGTTTCAAAATAAGTTACCTCCTTATCTTTTACTTTCTTAGTATATTCAAAAGACATCGCGAGCATATCATCCATTTCGTTCAGCAACGGATAGAGGTGTACGCCACTCATAGGAGAAAAAGTCTTGCATTTCAACTTATAATCACTTTGGAAGCCGTAAAGAGTATTAGTTTTTTTAACTGCATACCATACTGTAAATATTTCACAAGATGCATATAATGCTTTTGCCCGCTTAATATTCTCGCTGTATATGTGAACTTTACGATAAATGGCTTCTATCGCTTTACTGATTTGCTTTCTTGTGTCATTGCCTTCAATATTGGAGTACACACGCTTAACAGGTATTGAGAATGTAAACTCTGCCATTCTCTTAACGTGCAGTTTTTCCAAACCGACGATTATACGAGCCGACTTATCCACCTGCCCATCACTTCTAATTTTGTCTTTCAAGGTCGTTGTGTCAGACAAAATAGCATGAAGTGTAGGCTCGTAGTCTTTCTTTAGCTTATCCCACGATGGTACAGATACCGACTTATCTTTTAATAAAGAAATGGTTTCTGATATATTCCGATTATCAAAATCTATTGAACTAAAATCAACCATAAAGTATACTTGTAATTACAGCTACAAATATAGTTAAAATTATTTGATTAACAAATAAATAATGACTTTTTTTAAGAGGACAAAAAAAGGCAGCTATCTTCACAAACAACTGCCTAACAATAACAATTCTCAAAAATACTTATCAACGAGCAGCTGACGAGTTCGTTCAATTTCTTTATCTACATCTATTACGAGTGAAAGATAGAAAACCTCATGTCCCCTTAAACATTCGTAAGCAATTTCGATACTTCTCTTTTCTTCTTTAGTGAATCCAAGCCTGAAAGTTTTAATAATTGCAAGTGCCTTCAAGAACTCCCCTGCTTTCAACAAGGCTTTTGCCTTTTCTGTTTTTCTGTACAAACTAATCTTTGAATATCTTCTTCTGTGATTTTATTTCCATGCTGATTTAATTCTTTCTTCTATCCATTTAACAAGCCCATCAGATGAAGCAATGGCCTTCTTTGGAACTTTTACCTTACGAGAGTGCCTTGCTATGATACGACACCAATCGTCTTTGAAAATTATTTCTACCGTTTCTTTCCTCGCAAGCTGCCTTAGTTCGTTAAACTTTATAGCTGGAGTATTAGTAGCAGAATGAGCTACCACAGAATTGAGATGAACTATTATTGATTCCATATTGCTACCCTTACATCAACTCGTATTCTACAACCCCATAAGTTGATTTTGCGTACTTCTTCTCGTTTATCACATTCGCTATCATGTGTACTGTAAGCCATATTGGCGTTTCGCCCTCATTCATTTGAAAAGAATCCCAAGGATGCTGAGAGTACTTTTCAACCTTATAGGTATTTCGCCATTCAGATACACGTTCTTCTATGTCGTTGATTGCACTCTGTTCTGTTGCGAAGAACTTACTACTTGCCCATATAATTTCGCCACCTTTTACGATGACAACTCTAAAAATTTTCTGATTCTTCTTCATTGCTCTATCATCTATTGGCAGGGAGGTTAGCCTGCCGTTGCCTTATTCAATGTAAAACTTTTCGTTCTTTGCAGTACAGAAACCATCTGCAAAAGTTGTAACCAACTGCTCACTATCGCTTGTATATAGAATCGCATCATCAGCTATTCTAACAAAAGCCATACATTTCAAATAATCCAAGTATGTAACCTTGTAATTGTAATCTTCTAACTCTTTCATTGCTCTTACTTTTAATTGTTATTGTTTTATTTTTATAATGTAAAGGTAGCCATTTTTTACGAAAGGACCAAATATAACTCGCTGAAAATTAATGGTTTAAAGATTATTTAACTTTAAGTTATGCAACAAAAAGTGTGTCTATCCATCACGGACAAACACACTAAGAGCAATGAAATCGTCAGAAAAACTGAGATTTCGCTACAAAGTTACAAAACATTCTGCAATATCCAAGCATCATCTACATAATCTTTTGCTTTCGGATAGAAAGTAGAAGCCAGCGCATCAGCCCTATCCGGACTTCGTTTAAGCCTCGATTTTATATCTTCCTTGGGCTCGATGATAATACTTCCACTACTTTGGAACGACCAATGAATTTCTGTCAGTTCCGCATCTAACTCGTCGCATGGAGGTAATGCTGGATTAAAACCATTCTTCGGGTTAAGCCAATCCCTTACAGCCCAATAGCAATAGGCTCTCATATTGGCAAACTCATACAGCCCAGTTATATCATGCAGCCCTCTTGTTCCCTCTGAGAATTTGCAGGAGTAGGCGTTATGGTAACCAAGTTCCTCCAAGCGTGCATAAACACCAGCACCCTCACCGATGGTATCTATCATTACTTTTGCTTTATCATCACGTAGCCATTGTACAGCTTCGCCAGCTACTTTCATGTGGTCAGCCTTTCCTCCAGACTGATGTATTTTAATCTCTGGTACATAGTTCCCATAGCGTGGGACAAAACAACTGCTATCACGGCCCATACCTGCAACATCAATACCAACAAGAGGATGTTTCCTTGACACAAACTTCTCTGATTGCAGCTTTTCCCACCTCTTATGTGCAAGTTCCAGCCAGTACATAGGTATGAGGGTATCTTCTGTTGCTTTCGGAAATAATCCAAGAACCTTGATACGGAACAAGTCGTTGGGCCGATAATATAAACCTTCCCATTTGAAATCTCCCTCACCCTCATCGAAATCATCCTCTTGAACAATGGTACACCAGTTTTCTACCTTATCCTTTACCCACTCGTAATCGACTTGGCCGGGGATAACATTCTGCTTTCTGACAACATTTTCAGCATTAAGTGAGTTTAGACGAAACTTCTTGAAACGAGAAGACTTCATGGCTTTTGCAGCATATCCAGTAGTGACGTTTGGGTTAAACACTAAAAGCAATCGTGAATTGCCTTGCAAATTTCCCTCGATAGCGTTAAAGGTGGTTTCGCTTACACCTGAAGCTTCTGTTACTATGAACATCGTATTTACTGCATGAAAGCCAGACCAAGCCTCTGTATTATCATCTGAAGCCTTAAATGCGGTCAAAAACCATTCGGCATTGTTCGTTCTAATACCATCAGACAACATTCTACCTGGCAAGACTTTTGCATTTCTAAACAAACGACTTACCTCTGGTATCATAATGTTTATGCACTGACGCCCCGTTGGAGCGGTCATTGCTATCTTAGTATTTTCTACAAGTCTATGATTTTTGTCCCATCTTGGAGTGAGATACATAAAGCACATAGCGGCACAAGCAGCAACGAAATCCTTGCCGCGACTCGTTCCGCTTGCAACTGCAATCATTTTGTTTGTTTGTAATGCACTTATTATCTCTCGTTGCTCTTTATCAAGATTTACAAGCAAAACTTCTTTGCAAAATAAGTTCCAGTCGCTTCGCCAAACCTCAAATCGTTTCTGCCATTTTATATCAATCTTCATCAACAGGTAAAGACTCCATTAATTCCAAGAATGGATTAGCATTAACATCATGTTCAGTTTTCTCAACATATCCACGCTTTTTACCCTTAGTCTTTAAGAAGAAAATTAAGGATGTTACATCGCCATCGTTGATATGCTCTACCAACTTTGATTCCGCAAAATCTAACAAAGACTCATCGGCTTCACTGATAAGTTCCTGCAGTTTCTTTGACTTTGCTTTTCTGTTGTAAAATGTTTGCCTTGTGATATTCAAAGCAGCGCAAGCGGCCGTGATGTTACAACCTTTCTTCTTGTAAATCTCAGCCATTTTTTCTATCGAAACAATCTTTCCCATAACCTTATAATTTTGTTGCTGATTCAATAACCATATTCAAAGTATCTGTATATGAATAATTTTCTGACAATAACATACATCTTGCCAAATCGCCAGTAGGACCAAGTCCGGGAATCAAATTCACATCTATAACATAGTAATTTCCATTATTATCCCGTCTGAAATCAATCCGTGCATGATGTTTAACACCAAGAGCCTCAAAAACCCTTTTGGAAATAGAATTTATTTCATTACGATCACCATCTTGTAATGGTAGTCCACATTCTGCAAATTCTGCTTTTCCTTTATATGTCTGTATTCCGAAAGTTTCATTGCAGTCCACCTCGATAGGGAAGCATCGTAGTTCACCACCTATGTTGAAGCATGCAACCGTGTATTCTTTACCTTCAATGAATTTTTCTACAATGGCTTTGCAACTACAACTATTATTGACGGCCTCAACTTGCATCCTTACCTCGTCCTTTGACTTGCAGATGCTTTTAACAGTTACTCCCTTACTATCGCTACCAAATCGTGGCTTTACGAAGTACACCTTACCATCTTCCACAAAATTAATGGACTGATGCGCTGGAACATGAATACCTTTACTCAGAAGAAACCTGCTAACCTGCAATTTGTCATTGGCAAGATAATAAGTATCGAAATCCTCTGCCGTTGTCATAACACCTTTCTTTCGTATAGTATCGATGAGGGACTTACTTGCTGTTCTAAGCAGCACAACATCATCTTCTGAAACGAAATCAAGTTTATCCGTTTCATCAACTACTGCGAGTTTGATATTATCTCGTCCTAATGCTTCTTGATAGAATTTGAACACATTTCCTGTGCCAAAATTCTCCATTTCTTTTTTACTTACTACCGACCAAATCATCTTCCTTACGAATTTCTGTTAAACGCTCCTTTGCCAACTCCAACAGCTTAGCAAACGTGATACTTGGGGACTTTATATCGTATTGCTTGCCTATCTCTGTTTGCAATTTCAAAAGCAACTTTTCATTCTCCTTTTCGCTTGCAAGGATAAGAGCATCACTCTTACTTGCCTGCTCACGAATATCTCCAAACAGCTCATCTAAATTTTCAAAAGAATCGGGATAGAGGATAACCGTAAAGACAAAATTTTCTTTCAAAGCGAAAACACTAATTCCGTCTGTACTTACAGGAGAAATCTCGTCTATGTTCACATGGGCAAATTGCTTGAAGTCCACTGACTGAATTTTCTCAAACATCTTCTTCAAAATGCTTGTGTTGTCGTATCCGTGCAATGAGTTGTGAGAAAGCTGAGTCGCAATAGCCTCATCTTGCATAAGTTCTTCTTCTGTAACATAAACTATACCAAGGTGCTTAAAGCCAACCTTTTTGCATGCCCTAAGCCTATGATGGCCGCTGACCATAACATATCTTCCGTCAGCCTTCTTATAACAACATGGCACGCTACTTAACCCTGCCTTCCCAATGTTATCACACAACTGGGCGAAGTCTTCACCATTCATTTCGTTGGCATTTAGTTCTGCCTCGTCGATTAGGTTTATGTCAACCTTATCATACTTCCATCTATCTTCAATTTCCATTTTTCAAAAGTTTTTGGTACTTGTCTATTACTTCTTTATTGCTGGCAAATTTCCCAAGCACACCCTCGTAAGCAAGATAGGAGGAAGTGCAATGGTCTTTTACTTTCGTATATACACCCCTGTATTTCATGCTCACAGGCTTGTGGGTATAAGCACAAGAGATTACTTTCTCTACCAATTTGTGCATCCTGCGACTTAATTCTTTCTGAACCGTCGAGGTCTGTATGCAGAACAAAATCAACTTACTTAACCTCGGAACTGCATTGTTTGTGCAGAAGTCAGTCAGTTGGAACAGGTCATACCCTTTATGCTGTGGAAGCGTAAAACCGAACCCACCAAGTGTAAATTTGTCGTACATAACCACAAAAGCGTAAGTACATCTACTTACCATATCAACCTTATTGATGTATTTCTTCTGTAAGCAATATAAGTAATCCGGACTAACCCTAACCACATTCAGACTTTTAGCATTACTTATTTCCAAATCGTCTGGGGGTACTACCTCATTTACCTCTATATGGCTTCCTTTGTACGAAGTGCTGACTTCGCTCACATTGCTTGGCTTATTGCAATATAAAAATCTTCCTGCAGACCATCTATCACCGCCCGAAGTATTAAACATTGCCAACTTGTGCATATTGTTCAAAAATGGGCTGTTGCTGATAAAATAGAAGTATGTGTCATTTGGCAAACTTTCTACTAAGTTATAATACTCATTCCTGTCAACAGAGAAGTCCACATCCAAATCACTATTTTCTTGAATGAGTTTGAATGTTCTTTTCTGCTTCTTATCCTTGCCATAATTGAAGAATATCACCTTTTTGCAATTAACGGCATCTTGCAAAGTACCTACATGATATTCGCAAGTAGCAAGCATTTTAAGCAACCTCTCATTGGCTTTCTCCGTCTTTTCGATAGATTCCTTAGCCTTGATTTTCAATGCTTCAAAAATAGCGTCATTTCTTGCGCTCTTACTCATAAAGAACTTTTGCAGGCTTGCTGCATATAGAGCCAGTGCAAGCTGCCTTGAAACAGTCTTGTCGTTATAGTCTTCCAACCATGCCAATTTATTCTTATAGGTCAGCGTGACTTTACCGTTAGCTATCAGATACAATAAATGACAATATGGGTCTTGGCTGTATATAGAAATATTCAGCTTCTCATAAAAGAACAGTTCATAGTAATACATAAAGCCATTGACTATACATATCTCCTTATGACCATTCTTTTTTACCGCTTCATACAAGGCTGATGCTTGCTTTGAGTTGTAAGATAACGATTTCGACTGAAATGTCTCTATATTGCTATATGGGTTGCCTTGATAAATAAGGGGTACGACCTCTCTTGGAACATTATATTTTAGCTTTGTAACAACCTTAAATTCTTCGTATGATGAAATGTTTTTGAAGTCCTCTAATTCGTTATTTACTGCATAGTAGAATATCCTATATGCAGAATACACACAGTTCATCGCAGAATAGAAGTCATCGGTGCCGTGGAAAGTCCTAAACTCAATCGTCTTAGTCTTAAAAAAAGCGGAAATATTCACTGCATGGCGGATAAAACCTTTCTTCGACTGATTGGTAAACAACTCTCGCATATCATCGAAAGTCTGAGCATTTAGCACTCCTTGATAATACTTCTCTGTTGGTGGCGGCATCAAAATAGGCACCATTTCGTCCCATTTCGATATTTGAGCATATTTCTTAAAATATGGATAGCAAACGCAGAAAAATAGGAATACTTTTTTCAGTTGCTCTACGGACAAATCACCTGCATATATATGTATATGAGTATATACCGTCCATTTGATTTTGCCACCAGCATCAACCATTGAACCATAAAGCGATTTGAGGTCATGCAAATCTTTCATGCACAACCTCAAAGGAGGTGTATTTATTTCACCTCCAAATTTCTTGTTAGACGATCCATCTGTATTTACAATTTCCTCGTCTTTACTCCACGAATATCCTTCCGGCAGAAAAACCTTTGACCTATCAAGATTGCACATTTCAATCTCAACGCCAAAGGTTCTTGTCTTTATGTCGTTTAATGCTTCTCCCATCTTTGATACTTCAAGTGTTGAATATACTGATAAGCACCAAGTTTCTCCAAAGTGCGCCCTTTGCTCCTAAAATCCTCTCCCAATGCCGCACTTGCAAGGCTAATGAGAGCAGAAGTAACTGGAGATATAATGTCTAATCTTAGTGCAATATCCTCCAAAAGCACAAGCCCCTGCGACACATCTTCCGTAATGTAGCGTGAGTGGATAGAGGTCGGACTTATTGCTCTATCCGATGATTCAGAATACTTGTAGAAACTCTCCAATGGATCTTTTCCAAGAAAACCTCCTGCATCGTAAATGTTTATCTTCCTACCTCCGAGAGCATCTAAGACATACATCTTCTCCTTATCCAACTGCTCCATGATGTTCAATGTAGCCTTATTCTTGCGTGAGTAGGCTTCACGATACATACAGAAGTTCCCATCGCTGAACTCAATGCGAGGAATACTCATTATTGCTCCAACCGTGTGAAGAACCATATTCGGATTGAGCAAAGCTGATTCTATCACAGAGTAATCAGCCGAAAATCCCTTGTAAAGGGATTGTAGGTTCTCCATACACTCGTCCTTTCTGTTATCGTGGAATACAGATAAAGGGCTTCGTGTAAGCCGGCAACCTACTCTGAAAACCACCTCGTTAGGTTTGTCGTTAAGTTCAACACGCCCCTCCAAATATGGGCCAGTAGCTTCCGCAATCATTGGAAGTTCCAAACAATACTTCGAGAAGTAGAACGAGGACATATAACTGCATATTACAAGCACTACTTGCTTGCTATTCAAGTATTGGCTAATTCTCTTAATCAAATCTTCGTGATATGTGCTTTGTATGGTGATAATGACAACCTCTGCATCGGTTATCTTGCCAAGGTCTTTAGAAACGCTATTAACTTTTGCTTCCGTGTAGATGGTATTTTCTTTCAGATAAACACGGTTGTTATTTCTTAAAAGCCTATCAAATGCTTCCGACTTTCTTTCAGACGTCTTAATTAAATCAACATCATGGCCGTTGATTGATAAGTCAGTGGCGATTGCCACCCCTACGTTACCTATTCCTATTACTGCTACTTTCATAAGCTATGTATCACTTCATACACATTTGAGCGGAGAGAAGGACTTGCACCTACGACCTCAAACTTGGAAAGTCTGCGCTCTGACTACCTGAGCTATCTCCGCATTATTTTGAGCGCAAGGATGGAATCGAACCACCGTCTTTATCTTGGGAAGATAACGCTCTAACCATTGAGCTACTTGCGCAAATATCGTCTGTCCGATTGTCAAGCGTCTATCCGCTTTGCCGAGGTTATTTATGAGCTAAAAAAGAGTTCCTTGAACATACTCCGGCTCTTTCTTTTCTACATAGCCGTATTCTGTTATTTCAATGCCTGTCTTTTCTTTTATCCACTCTGCCAATATATGACGGTGGCAGAAATCACCGGGCTTTTCATAGCAGCAGAGAGCAACATCTTGGCCTCCACTTGCCTGTTCAACCACTTTCAAGAACTGGCGCATATCTTGTTTATCGAGGACTTCCGACTTGTAGCGTCTTGTATATTCCTCCTGTGTTTGGTCTTTCGCAAAGAGAATACTCTTTGTCGGAGACACCTGCTTTAGCGAAATGCCATAAAACCATCTTGGGGGATATAAGGCTATTCCGATTACCTTGATACCCGCCTGTTGCAATTTCTTGCTATTACCGAAGTATGATGTGTAAATTTTCATATTCTTGTAATTATTTGTAAAGTTACTAATTTTATTTGATAATCAAATATATTTTGCTTAAAAAGTTTTGTTATTAACTATAATTTAACTTTATTCATCTGTGTCTTTCAAAACCTTAAAGGCGTCGTTTACGTCTTCTGCTGTTCTTTTCATCCGAAACAGATTATCTTTGTACATTTCTCCAATCGCAGCACAGAACATCTGTACTTTCAATTCAAGTTCTTTGTCTTTATTCATAATCCCAGTGCTTTTTTAAGTTTTCCCTTATAGTATTTGTTAGCCGCTTGTTTAGCTTCATCTATATTTAAGAAATATATAGGGTTTCCTGTTGGGAATTCGAGTGTATATTTCTCTTTAACATTTTCATTTACGTCTATATAATAATTGAAAATGTCTGTTTCGGCGATGTAACCACCTACACACTCTTCCCACTCCAAATCTGGGATATTATCTATCATACTCTGCATGCCTTCAACGAAGGCATCTTGTGCTATTTTATCACACATCTGCTGTAAGCGATAGTTTGCCATTTCACTTGTACCGTACTGGGCGTGGATTTCCTCACACCGTCTTTTCACATTGAAGGTCTCTGTTGGTTTGTTTACTCTGTTCATTATATTTTTCTTCTTTATAAATTACAAAACAATCACTCTTGCGATATTCTCTTGTTGCAACGACCACTGTACCGCAAGATGTATGGAACCTGGTATCATAACAGTACAGGGTGTTGTTATTTGATATTCTGCCCATTTTGATAACCTCTAACAAACAAGTTATGGCTATCTCGTGAGGTATGTCATTTCTTATGTCTATTGTCATAATCTTTTATTTTTTCTTCAAATAATTCAAATGCATCTTTTTCAAGACTTTCACGCAATTCCCGCTGTTCTTTTACAACAAGACAAACAACTTTCCTTATCCATTTTGTATTGCGTCTGTATCTTGGAACACAACCTTTGAATGAACATGCTTCATCATTGTTGTAAACAAGAGTTATGTTTTTGCAAGCCTTTTTTATCTTGCGAGGTATTAACTTACTCATAATTTAATTCTATTTCGTTATTTTCTAAGACCTTTCTGTAAAACTCATTCTCATCTTCAAACTCCTTTATCTTTGCTTTCAGACGCTGAACTTCCTTATTATATTCTTGCCGTTCAAAAGCAGCAAAGGTTTGTGTCTCACGGTGACAAATACAGTCCTGAATGTCGCCACTGATAGCGACTGCATCGCAACCGGGAATAAGCACCTTGCCAACACCTTTGATATTCTCGTAGTGGCAACGCATAGTTAATTGTTGGATAACATAACTATACCATTTGAAACTTTAACCTTGAAAATTTCAATATGATATTTTTCAACACCAGTCCAATCCGTATCTTCCATAAGAACTTCTATATCCCCATACTTTTCGTATGCTTCTTGAAGGTGTTTTTGCAATTCAAATATTGTCATACTTACTTCCTTTTAATTTCATTATTCACCCAAACAACATCATCCTCGTAGAAAGAACAAGCAGGATTGGTAACCTTAATTTTCAATAACCCGTTGAAAGTCCTGTTACTTTTCCTCTTACTACAATATTGTATTACACTATTACCACACTCCCACCTTTGACGATATAAGCAAGTTCTGCAAAACTTTGTTGAATTAGGCTTTACTTGTGGTGGCACATTAAATAAATCACTCATAGTTATTTTCTTTTAGATTTGTTCTTAAGTTTTCTGTTTCTCTTGTTTGCGTATGGCGTTGAGCCACTCCTATTCTTTCCTTTTCTAACTGAAATAAACTCCAAACCTCCTGTTTCAGGGCGATTATGAAAAGGGTAAGCAAATTCCGTTGGTGTCATTGATTATACTACTTTGTTAAATTTTCTAATTACACTCATATTCTCATTTACCAAGTTCACTATCTCATCGTGATACTTGGAGTTTTGATTACATACCCCACGAGATTGTACCAGTTGGTAGCGTTTCAAATCCACCTCGATGGTTTCAGCACGCTCACCATTAACCTTTGCAGTTAAAAGTAGGCTATCCAATCGCTTGTAATATTCGGCAGCAAACACGCAGTGGTGCATCGCTTCACCCTCTTGCATAACAGCTTTGACCGTTGGTAAGACTTTGATAATAACTTTACCGTCTGATAGCACCATGCCCATAAAGCACTTGCGAGCAACCTCATACTTCTTGGCTACTTTTTTATCTTCGAGCAACTTCTTTCGCTCAGCTATCTTTCTCTGCTTTTCCTCATGCTTGTGGTATAGTTCCAATGCTTCATCGTGGGTCTTTTGCAAGTCAATAGGACAAACAAACTTTGGATTTCGTATATCTTTATGCGCTCGTTTAAGTAAGGCTATCATATCAAGCCACATTCTACCGTCAGTAATCTTGTAACCGTGACGAAGTGCAACTTTAACTGCAGCCATCTTCTCGGTATCGTTGTAGCCGACGTTCCAATCATAGGCCAAAGCGTGGAGTAGGGAATATTGCTTACATTTCCAAAGCGTTTCAAACATATTGTTCTTTAATAATCCCTCTATCACATCACGTGGCTGTATATTATGGAAACTTCTTTTTAAGCCATTGCGCTTCAAGATGAGGAGAGTAGATGTAACCTTTGATGCAGATATAGGCAACATCAGAGTATAGTCCCTATACGAAGTATGGACTTGCTTTAATGACAGGTCGCTATCAACAATCCAACTATCTATTCTGCCACTCATGCAAAATCTATTCATCGCTTCAACTTCCATGTGTCCCTCAGCATTGAACCACAAGCGCATTGGCTCTATCACCTCATAGACCTGTCTTTGCTTACGTATCTGGAAGAAACGGCATACTTGCCAACCCTTGACACGAGAAGATAGGACAAAGTATCGGTACATAATCTTTGCATAGGTACGCTCCTTTGCTGTGTAGGAATGAGTAATACCCCATTCCTTTTGCTTGCTTGTGATAGGAGGAAGTACGCTACTTAAAGCGACTACTTCCCTTTGTATCTTATTTCTTGGCTTCATAGGTCAAAAAGTGATGGCTCTGCTACTTTTGCTTCAACCTTTTTCTTAGGCTTCAAACTCTCACGTTGCTTGGAAAGTTGTTCTTTGTAAAAATCATTACGAGCCTTATCTTTTAGCTCTTTCTTTTCTTCCTCGGTGAGTTCTACCGTATGATTTACAACCACTTTGCAGTTAATCTTCGTGCCAGCATCTAAATTGTCCTCGTCATAGTAGTGAACTGCCATGCCGAAAATTTCATCATCCTCAAAGCCGTTACAACCACTCCTTTGGACTTCATTCAGAATGTAGGTAACACACTCGTCTATGCTCTTGTTGGGCTTGGCATAGGACTTTGCAAATAACTCATCTGTTTTGGCACGCACTTCTAAATAGTCTTGGATAGTGCGCTTGAAATTATCTGTTGCTTTCATACTATTACTCTCTATATGTGTCGTATATTTCAATGCTAAAATCGTATTCTGAATAGATGCTGCTCTTAATAATAATATCACCATATTTGTCAAACAAGCGGAGAATATCATCAAGACTTTCTATTTCGATTTCCCATACATCTTCTTCTCTTTCGCAATCTCTAACTATACATCCTCTTTCTTCCCGATGATTTGTGCCTGAAGATATAAACTCATCATACCAAAACTTCGTCTTAGCCTCTTCCATAGAAGACACATTTATTCTGTCCTGATAATGCAATGTTCTATTTACAAGTACAGCTTCGTCAATTGGTTTTTCTTCACAACCCCAATTGCTTGTTCGTTCTACGGTTACTTTCATACAACTTCGATTGAATAGTCCCAAAAATCATTTGAACCCAAAACGATTTCCTCGTTATCGTACATATTAAACGCTTTTATTTTAGCGTCTGTTTCATTAGACGCTTTGACCTTAACCTTTTTCTGTAAGGTCTCGGTAATGATTGCTTCAAACTCTTTCATTGCTCTTTTATTGATGTTCATGCGCTTAGGGTGTTCGCCCTCCCTTTATAAGATGTGCTTTCCTTTATCACCCAATGTTACACTCTCTGCGGTTGCTTGCACTCCCCTGTAACGTCATAGTGGCTAACGGCTTTGATTACTGGTGTGCTCCAGTGCCGAATCACCTCATCGGTCATTGGTAGAACATTCTGGCAGTTCTAATCTCCCTGCTCGCTTCAAGTTCCTGTTTTTGTCTGTATCTTACGTTTCGAGAGTGCAACTTCAAGGGTAGGTGGAAATGCGGATAACTCTCTCTTTGCGCTTGTGGATGCCCTGTACCTTGAAACAGGTGTGTACCGCCAACGGATTCATCCTAAATCTTTAGCCCCACAACTTGACTGCAATATCGTAATTTTTCTGGGCTTCATTGACCGCTTTCTTTGCATAAGTCAGAGAGTAGGAATGACTGCGTTCAATCTTTCCCTCTTTCATTGCTTGATGGTAGGCTGTAGCCTTTTCCAGTCGGGCACGGTAATACTCGATGCTCTCTGGCATTGACAGGTTGATGTCCTCGGAATGTCGCTCCCACGCCTCTGCCTTGTCACGGTAGGCTTCTGCCTTATCCATTTCAGCGACCATCTTTCCTGTGTTGTTCCATGCGTCTTCAATCATCTTTCGATGTCTGCGCTCTGAATGATGCCCTACTTTGATAGGCTCTCCCAGAGAGAGAAAATCAGCGTGTTTCTCTGACTTCTGGAAAAACTCTTTGCTGCGCCTATCTGCATTGATGGCTGCTTGCTCGTACTTTTCGGCTTTCCGTTTCGCACGTTCCTGGCAGTTGAAACCATCAGCTCTGGTGATGGAGTAGTAGAAGAAACCGCCACACTCCATTACCAGATTATGCACGATGTGCTCATTCTCCTTACTGTACTTTGTAGTTACTAAAATCGTTTCGCCTTTCTCATGCCTCTCTTCGCATTTTGCCACGAAGACATTAGGACAATACTTTGAATACGTGTTCATTGCTCTTTGTTTTTATTTGGTGTTACTAATTCGGTTATACCTCTCTTGACTAACTTCTTTGTCAGTCTGAGGTCTTCCAGTTGGTCACATATAGCGATTCTCTTACCTGCACGAATCAACTTTGGCAGATAGGTGTCTAACGCATGATGTGGGAACCCTGCCATTGCTCCATCGTAGGTTTCATGGTTGTGGGGAAAAACATTAGTACGCCATGTCAGCGTAATTTCCAGAATACTTGCACACTCTTTGGCATCCATATTGTAGGATTCGTAAAAGTCACCGCAACGGAAAAGCAATACTGCGTCTGGATGCTTGCTCTTAATATCGTGCCATTGCTTCATAATAGGTGACAATTCTTGACTGTTTCCCATCTTCATTCCTCCACAAATTTGTTACATGTTTCACATCGGCTCATAGACTGGCCGTTGCGCTCACTCTCTTCATTGGTACATTCATAGTAGTGGTAGCCCATACACTTCCAGAACTTGCAATTTTCACAACACTCTTTCATGCTCATGCCTCCTCATACATTCTGGTTAGAAACTTCTGGACGAACTCATTATCAAGGTCTGCCAGTTTTGTAGGTTTGAAAGCAATGTCACGCTCAACAGGAAGCCGGAAGCGTGTTGCTCTTAATTCTTGAAGTGCTATCAGTGAGAAATACCCATACTCACACTCTCCATCTCCATTAACAGTGATTCCATAGGCGATGTTTTCATCCAAATTGGCCTCCATGACAAACCACATCCATGTGCCTAACGGCAAGAAGAACTTTGCTACTGCAACGGCTTCTTTTTTCTTACCATCCTGTGAGTAGAGAGGATAGTTTTTCAGCCGATTCACGATTTCTTTTGTCAGTAATTTCATTGCTCTTTGATTTTATACGATTGTTAAACTTTCCATTTCCTGTGCATCAAAGGTGTACCCATATTTGAGCATCGTCTTGACTGCGGCTCTCTTTGCGGATTTCTCACTCTTGTAGAACTTCCCGATTGAAAACCAATACTCGCCATCCTGTGTGGCGAAAACCATTATCTGGTCGGCTCTTCCACCGTTTGGGAAGAAAGTCACAGCTTTGCTGTTGGAGTTGTTACATTTGATTGATTTCATTGCTCTTATTCTTTATTATTGTACTACAAAGATAGCGTATTTTTCTGAAATATCAAAACGCAAAAACCTTTATTTTCAACCGACCAACTCTTTTTAACTCTTGGATTTACAGGTATTTTGAACGCAAGATAACCAATGCTTTCTCCAGTTCCAAATCAGTATCAATGCCGATGCTCTGATAGAAATGTGCATGACCGCTGACTACCTCACTCGCAATCTGGATGGTTCTGCGCTCACCCTGTGTTAAACCCAGGCGAAAGGTGCGAAAGATAGCCAGTGCCTTTTTAGTCTGACCATCTTTCAGCAACTCCACGGCTCTCTTTGTTTTAGTTTCTGATGATGTGACCTGTAACATAGATTTCATGTTCAACATTGTTATCATCATACTTTACCTCTGACTGCTCCCAGAGTGACTGCGCCTTTTCAAACGCCTCATCCTTATTGGACGCTTCCACAACTATTTCTGCGGTGTGGGTCTCTAAAATCTTACACTTGAACTTCATAGATATTATACTCTTTATCGGTGTGAACAAACTTATACGGCTCTCCATTGAATTGAAGCACTTTTGCCCCATGTTCCAGAGCCTCATCAACAGTCGCAAACGGATAGTCACAACCATCAACATGACAATTATACTCTTCATCAAACCACTTGCCCGGACAGTCAATCTGGAAAGCGATTCTTTCTACTTCCTTACGGCCAGACTTATACTTGGTAGTAATCCAGATGTGATTATCTACGACAGGATGAACAATATACGTCTTCATACTCCTAAAATGATGGGTCAATATAATGTCTGCGAAATCCTACGGTCAGAGTAACGCTGCCAAACTTCTTTGGTTGGCCCTCTTCAACCCATCTGCCATTCTTACGTAAAGTAAACGTATGCTTGCCCATATACTCTGCAATAGTATCGAGGACTTCATAATTACCTGCGTAGTAGTCAATACACTTCGTTTCGTTTTCCTGCACAACTATCTTTCTGGGTGTCACTACCTCGACAATGGTCATGGCTCTGCGGTCACTCCAGAGGTTCATGGTGGCTCCCAGACCCACTTTCAACTCTGGGTTGGATTCAGCAAACACTTCTGCTGCAACTTCCGGCCAATCATCTCTCATCCATGATGGCAGCCACTCATTCAGAAAGTAGCCAAAATCATAACCATTCAACTTGCAGACATCGGCTTGGTGGCGCAAATCTGCTAACTGGGTCTCTGTCATTTCGATGGTGTAGGCTTTGCCTTTCCACATCTTTGTTTTGGTCTTTACAACCGTTTCTTTTGTCGTTTCCATTGCTCTTTTGTTTTTAATGTGCTAATAATTCATATCCGATTAACTCATTCACTTCTTTTGCTGTGTGAGCCTCATACCCTCTTTTGATGATGGGTGTCTGGCTCGAATATACGAGACTTCCGTAATATGGAAGATACTCTGGCTTATAGTTCACGCTCCGAATCTCATACACCTTGTACTTCGTCACGATGTATCGTTTCTGGGATTCCAGACAGTCATTCAACTTTTCCTCATCCAGAGAAACATGGCCTATTTGAACAGTCATTCTCATGCTCTCAAAAGATTAACTTTCGTGCGATTGAACAATTTGCATACGCTTTCACCAGTCTTTGCTCTTCTTTTTTGAAAGCCTTGTTGTGAGTAGCGTTGCCATCACTCGTAATCAGTATCTGGTGGGCGACCTCATGGCAGAGAGCATAGGCAGCACCTATACAGATTCTCGACAAATCTATCTGGATGGAATAGACTTTCTTTCCAGAGTAGGAACAGCAAGCACCGCCTTTGCCTACACGCTTGAAATACAGACTTGCTTTCTTGATGCCCTCAGACTTGCAGATGAAGTCGTACAGTTCCTTGACCAATATCATATCGTGCTCCATGACTTTTCCGTTTTAGAGTGAATCAATATATAAGTTCTTAACCTCTCCACTTGCAATCATTGAAGAAACTTTCTCATTGATTGCGTCCAGTCCGATGATGTCCTGGCAGTCATGCTGCTCGACCTTGATAAGATGGAACTCTCTGTCTGATGTCAGCAACTCGATTACATATTCACCGTTGATGGTCTCAACGACTATCTGCTGCTTCCAAGGGTCGTACTGGTAAGCCATCTTATTGTACTTCTTTTGAAGTGACTTCATTTCTTTTGTCTGTTTCATTGCTCTTAATCTTTATTTAACCTAAAATCCTTGAATATCTTGCGCTTGCCATTAGAAAGCGCCTTTTCCAACGCTTTGGGGTAAACCGAAGAAGTAAACCGAGATAGACACAACCTCCGATTATCAAAGGCAAACTATTACTAATCAAACAAACTACAAATGGAGATAATAACAAACTCCCAATAGTAAAAATTCCGACTCTTTTCATTGCTCTTTTCTTTTAATTGTTATTGTTTTATTTTTATAATGTAAAGGTAGTCATTTTTTGCGAGATTACCAAATATAACTTACTGAAAATCAATGAGTTAAAGATTATTTAACTTTTAATAGTTAGCATTTTTTATTTCATCAAACAGCCCATCTTCTTTACACCTTCGCAGTGCTTCCAAGAAGTAGTAGGGTGAGTTCTTTATTGCAGGAACTCCACTTGTACCCTTACGCCACATTTCAGTCTGCCAATCCTCCATCGACATTGTAGTAGATACTCCATGTTTCTGTAGCACTTTGTTAATCTCTGCGCAATGCTCATATGCTTCGTTCACTTGAAACACATTGCGCACACAGATAAGGATATAACCGCCATAGTTAAGTAGGATTTTCTCAAAAATATTCATAGGTTAAACTTCCTCAACTTCTAATTCAACCTGTTCCCAACCATCGCAAGCAGACAGCAACCTTTGCAGCTCTCTACCTTTGCTGGTGTTAAGTGATGTATTCTTAATATCCTCCTCTACATAGGTTTTCAACTTCGCAATAAGTTCCAATGCTGTGTATTCCTGATTAGAATACTCTTTAGCCCAATCAGTATCAGAAGTATCAGCAGAAACACACTTTCCAAAATCATCATCCCAATCTTCCTCTGCTACATAGTCAGTAGTAGAGAGAGTAACTTTCCTTGCGATTGTTTCTGTTACCTCACAATCACGCTCGATTTCCGGGTTATCTACTTCGTTCCAAGGTGCTGAAGAATTATCTGCACCTAATGGATAATCATAGTCATTATACATTTTCAAAATCTCCTTTCTTTCTTAACGATTTCATTGCTCTTATATGTTTTATATTACGATGTAAAATTAATAAAAAAATTCGATATTACAAAATGTAACGCATTGAAAATCAACAAATCATACATTTTTCATGCTCTATGGATGATACTTTTACGCTTCTGCTCCATTCTATATGCCTCTTGCTCTCGGTCAATCTTATGTCCCCAATTCAATGCTGCATACAAGGCAGACCTATACCATCCCTTTTCTTCCTCGGTTGTCAGATACTGATTATCTTCAACTAAACGGCTGATAAATTCAATTTCTTTCATCATCTTCATTTCTTTTACGATTATACCATTGCGCAATAGCACTATTCTCATACTCCTTGTTGGCGGCTATTTCTAAAATCACCTCTCCAATCGACTTAACCTCACTCATTAGAATGGCATATTATCCTCTACCTGCGGTTTATTATCCAACTCATAGAACTGCGTAAATCTACCATCAAATCCAACAAGCGCATTACCTGTACCAACCCCACGCCCTTTAGCAAGTATCAGTTTTGCCGTTCCGTGTGTATCTTGGTCGCTGAAATCACCCTCGTATCTGATACTGCTGTTCGGATAGGCTTCTGGGCGGTCAATCAAAACGATATTATCTGCACTCTCCTCTATTTGTCCAGACCCACGCAACTGGTTAATAGTGGGGTGGTCTTTACCTCTTGCAAGTTGAGAAAGCAGAATAACGGCTATTCCGCATTCCTTTGCTATGTTTTTTGCAGAGCGAGCCATATACGCCAGACTTGCTTCTACGCTGTTACCAACCTGTGCATAAATCTGCAAGTAGTCTATCACGGCCAACTTTATGCCTTTTGTTCTCACAAGCGTTCTGATAGACTTTATCGTGTTATCAAACGACACAGTGGCTCGTTCATCTATGTATATGGGCAAACCTTGCGTTTCTCCGATAGCCCTGTCAAACTGCTGTAATTGGAACTCTTCAAGTTTACAGTTCACTATCACGCTTGATGAAATACCAGCCTTACCGCTGATTGCTCGTGCAGCAAGTTCCGACTTTCCCATTTCAAGAGAGTAGTAGGCAACAGGATTACCCTTTTCAGCCGTGTGCATAGCGATATTCATAGCCAAACTACTTTTACCGCAGCCTGTAAAAGCCGCAACTATTGTCAGCGTTGTCGGTCTGAGCAGAAAGTGCTCGTCAAACAATCTAAAGCCAGTTTCAAGGCTCTTGCGCTTACCCTTGGCATTGTCATTAACAATCTCTTTCAGTTCATCCACAGAATCGTCAAATGAATAAATGCCACTATCCGCCATATCGCTCTGTATCTCTCCGAGGGTGTTCATCGTATCATTTACGACCTCATCGAAATCTTCCATCGGGTCGAGAACCTTTTGTGAAGCCAGATGAAGTTCTACCCACAGTTTCCTTTGCTTCCACATCTTGCGTAATCGCTGAATATCCTGTTCCAGCGTGTCAATGCTAAAGAACTTGACTATATTCAAGAAACAGATCTTGTCAACTGGATATGGTAATTCATGTGTCTTAGCGTAATTACATAATGCCTTTATGTCCGCAATCTTATTCTCCGTAATCACTCCGGATATGCACTGGTACATGGACTGATTTTTTTCTTGATAGAACATTTCAGCAGTAAGCATGTCGCTATACTCACTGAATTTTTCATTGTACCGCATCAAAGTAGCCAGCACCGCAACCTCCGTATTGTCATCATGCGGTTGCAACTGCCCCTCTCCGATAATCCTCACTTTTTCTTTCTCTTTCATCGCTCTTTATATCTTTACTCGTTAAATTCGATTTTTGACACTTTTTAGCCTCGTGGCGGCGTTATTTCTTGCTTTTGGTAAACTATACTATTATTCGTTAGAAAGTGGCTTAAATCGCTTTATTTTGCGTTTTGTACTTTCCAATTACAATTTCCAGGAATTTTGCCACATAATCGGTGAACTTTACATCTGTGTATCTGTACCGCTTCCCGTCAATCAGACTTGCAAGCCAAACTCTCTCGTTGTAGTCCACTTTCTTTGCGAGGAAATAGTAATCTCCGGCCAATTCTACCATATACCCTGCAAGAGGAAGCAAATCATTATCGAACTCGCAGAGGTGATAAGGAGTAATAGCCTTGTCCCCTGTCTTGCGATATTCGATAATGGCAGAGTAAATCCTTGCGTTCCTTTCGTCTGTGAACATATCAGCCGTGATGCAGTAACTGCAATCAGCGAACCAATCCGAATCAAACGTGTTCAGCAGAGTGCCGATGATGATGCTCTCTATTTCCTGTCTGCGTGTCATTTTCTAAAACTCTCTCCAGTGAATAGAACAGGGCGAGTGAGATACCGAAGTCTGTCAAGTGTCCGCTCTCCGTATTTCTCGCATATTTCGTCAAGCGTGAGATTGGTAGTAAGGAGCAGCATCTGATTTCTTTTTTCAGCAAGACTGATTACTTCCTCGAAGACATTATGAGTTTCCCCATAAATCTTTCCTACATCCTCAACTCCAAAATCGTCTATGAGTATTGCACAATCACACTCCCGTAAAAGTTGCCGCTTGTCGTTTATCTCATACCCATCAAACTTAATCAAGTTCTTTCGGAGATAGTATCTGAAGATATTTGGCATTATCTTCTCGCAGATAAGCGATTTACCACGACCGCACTTGCCGTAGCACAGAAGCCCCTTGTGTTTATTGTCTGTGAGCCACTCAACGATTTCATCATATTCTGGAGCCCAACGTGCATCTTCACCCACGAAGAACTTTAGACCTCGCATTAACAACCCCTTTGCATCTTCAAGGTTGATATTGAAGATTTCTTTTTTCTCAACGTCTGAGAAAACTGATTGTTCTTTTATCACTTCCATTGCTTTATCTTTTGATTGAGATATTTTTCATCTGTGTTATCACGGAGAATAATTCCTATTTGACCTTTCTGTTTCCTTGCTTGTGATATAAGTTCGTTATATTTGGAACTAATATTCGGAACAGAAAGGTTTGCTAATATCCAGTTGTCGCTTATCTTATCAAGAAATACTTGTAATGCGCTAAGCAAATCATCGTCAGAAACAGGCAAGCCTTTGCTTTTACGTGAGAACTTTAACTGATTAAGCAACCGTTTCATTTGAACAGCATCTGCTACTTTCCAGTAATACTTCTCGCCTGTCTTTTTCTCAAAGTATGGTTCAAATATATTTCGAGCCTTAGTTACGATTGTTGGCTCTTTCTTTGTTTTCGATTTGGCTTTGTCATTTTTGCAGTCAAAAGCGTTTGCGCTTAACCCTCCGTTAGGAGAATTATTTTCTATTGTAGTATTTCTTATATTAGTATTTATGGGTAACATATTGTTACCATTGGTCGGTAACATATTGTTACCATTGGTCGGTAACATATTGTTACCATTGGTCGGTAACATATTGTTACCATTGGTCGGTGCTAAACTTGGTATGAAGTCTTCATTAACGACATACTCAAATCTCTTCACATGACTCTTATTAAGTTCTCCAGACAGCTCACTCTTTAAGACAAATTTTGCTTCTACAAGTTCTTTCAAAATACGAACAAGTTGCATTTTTGAAATACCCAAATTTGAAGCAAAGGTTTCCAACGTAAGATGAAGAGAGCCGTCTCCATGTTGGCTAAATCCATGGATATAACCGTAAACAAGAGCCTTGTTCCCTGTTAGTTTCAAATGGCTAATTACCCACAAAGGGACTTGCACATATTCGCCAGCCTTCATTATAAACCTCCTAAAATAACAACGCCCCTAACTTTCAGTCCTAAAGTAACGAACAGACCTACTCGTTAAGGGGTTGATTTTATATTTTCTTTTTTCATTTGGTCGTTACTCCAAAATGTTTAATTCTGTTATTCGCTTGTAAAGTTAGTAAATTTATTTATATTAACCTAAGATTAGTCTAATAAAATTCTTTTTGCTAACATTTTTTCAGATATTGACCTTGATACCCTTCAACGAACTAAGCCTTTTGACCTCTGCGGTATAGTACTTAATCATCGCTTCAAGTTCAAAATCCGACCAATGCTTAGTCTGGTGTTTCTTCGATTCAAGCAACACTACACGTTGCTCTCCGTACTTCTTCACAAGTCCTTGCCGATAGCCCATGATGTTACCTTCATCGAAACGATTGCACTTTCTGCATTGCATATTGCAATTCATTTCACTAAACCGTAAACTCATGTGCTGGCGATTAACGTAATGTCCGTTATCTCCTTGCTCAAACGGCTTTATCTGCCCACAAGAAATGCACTTAAAGAAACCACTTGGCATCACATCGCGCAAACGGATATATGCCGAGAAAACCTTATCAAGTTTCTTGATGAGATTAGGTTTACTCCGTATGGTTTTCTTTCTATGCGTTTTTTCTTCGCTGTGAGCGTCTTTTGACTTCTTTTTGAAGTAGTATTTGTTCATCATCTGAATATCGTCTTAAATCGCTTGTTTTCGCCTAATTCTATTTCACTCATGTTGCTCTCAAAGATTATTTCGCAACCGATTGCCGTTGCAACCATAAACTCCGTATAACAGCCTTGCGAGTGGTTCCACTTATCCATCATGAAAATGGCATCACACTCCGTGAGCAACTGAATATCTCGTTTCATGTGCTGATTGGTTGAGGCTTCTGACGGCAAACCGTTCTCCATAGGATTGACTACTTCGTAACCTGCTGCTTCAAGCATGACTTGTGCAGCCTTGAACGCTTTTCTTCTTTCGTTTAAGCCCTTGCCACTGATAGGGCCGGACACATAACATTTATTTTTCATCTTTGTATATTTCTTTTTGCAAACATTTCCAACAACATTTAGCAATCCAACTAACCATGTAGGCAGCGTGCTCATCGTTAGTCAAATCGTATGCTATACCTAACTCGTCAAATACAGAATTTACAGCGTGTAGGCTTTCGTGGGCAATACGCCCAACTATTTCACTACCGAGTATTTTATCCTCCAAAATGAAGAGTATCAGCGTGCCATATTTCTTACTCTTCTTGTGCATCACGAAACTATATGTATAGGCGTTGCCATCTTCGTACTTTTCTATGGGCTTATCATCGTTTTTGTGGCACACAAATTTATCCTCTACATCCTCCCAACTTGTAGCAACCCACAACTTGCGTGGGTATATGTCGTTCTTAAATTCTTGCAACATTAAAACATTCTATTAGTTAAAATTTTTCCATTACTTTTCACGCACCACAATTGCGAGTGAGGTTTCTCGACATCAATCTTCAAGTCAGACACTTTGCCGAAACGCTTATAGTTGCCAGCCAAATCAATAACCCAACCGTCTTTATCTTTGAACGGTCGGATAGCACGACCACAATTACCCATGATGAGAACTTTCCCGTTCCTTCTTGTAACTATTGTTCCAAACTTATCTTTGACACACCAAACATATTCACCTTTAGACAATTCAGCTTGGATTCTCGCTCTTTTGTATGGTTTCTTGCCACCTACTGCACCATCTTTGACAGAGTTCCCCGCTATTGTGCAATATGTCAATTTCTTGAAGTGTAGTAAATATTGAGTACCACCATTAGTAGCAATATACTCAGTTTGGTTGCATCGCCAACCTCTTCTAAGAGCTAACGATTGAAGTCGATCCGCATAATCCTTGAACGTTCCGCAAGAAATTGCAAATGACTTTGCTTGATAATCGATAGCTATTCTGTGGTCTCCATCTGCTCTATAGATAGAGTTGATGAATACCTCAAACTGAGCCTCATTCATTTTGTCAAGATTATCATTCCATTGCTTGCATCCAATAATATACTTCTCGTACTTACTCCATCCCGTAAGTCCTATAAGTCTATCTGACTTTCTACGAGGCATACCATAAGAAACAATGAAATGGTAGGTATCTGCGTATTTGGCAAATTCCCCTTTTCGCTTAGCAAGTATTTTTGAATATCGCAAACCGATATTCTTCAATACCATCTCTATTTCTTTGATGTTGTCTTCGTTCTTAACTGATTGAACAATGTGAATGGCATTGTTATGCTTATTAACATTACCATCCGAGATAACCCAACCTAAAAAACAAATCTCATCATCGGTAAGAGGAAGTCCTTCAGTATACTCGATTCCCGAAACAGGTACTATTATCATTCCGTTTCGTTCCATAACATCTTGCGCTTTCTCTTTCTTGTAGTCGCATACTGATCCTCTTGATTTAACCAACAAATCATGTTCTCCGGTTACTCTGAAATCAAGATGACTATTACAGAATGAAACGAAAGGCTCACCTTCGTATGTCTGTCTATGTACAATATCCTCAATGCTAGTAAAAACTATTTTACCACCATGATATGCGGCTACTTTATCATCTTTGCTTATCTCTGAATATTTCAAGAATCCACGCTTGGTAAGAATCTCAGTTTTCATATCCAAACACATCTGATAGTACAGAGCAAGGCTTTTGGTCGGTCGGCCCAATATCACCGTATCAAGTTCTGGATAGTCAAAACCAGTGGTAAGAGTTCCCACATTGGCTACCACTTTCACGATTCCATTCTTAAAATCCTGCAATATGCTCTCTCGCTCTGCTTTTGTCGTAGCGCCTGTTACAATTGCTGCGGATATACCCTTTATCTTCAACTTTTCTACAAGGCTTTCGGCTTCCTCAACAAACCGAGTGAATACCAACACGCCTTTGCGTGGTATTCCACTTTTGGGCTTCAATACTCGCAAGGTGGTGGTAGTGAGCTTGTCAAAGAAACCGCTACGCTCGTACTCCATTTTCAAAGACTTCTCGTCATAATCTGCACCTGTCGAATTACTTCTAACATTATCCATATTGATTGCAGTTAGGTCGTAATACTTCAAGTCCGCTAAATACCCTTTGGCAAGTAAATCAGATGTCTGGCAAACATACAAAACCTCACTGAAAATTCTCGGTCTTGTCCGTGTGAGAAACTTCAACATAGAACCTCCCATATACGAACTGAGACGGTAAGGTGTTGCAGTCAAACCTACTACCTGTCTGTCTTGTGAATTGATAAACTTTTCGTACATTCCACCTTTACTGTTCACAACATGGACTTCATCAATAAGCACGTACTTGAAATGCTTGAAATCCTCCATGTGATTCATCACGCTTCCGATAGTGGCAAAGGTTATTCTATTTATATCCTTACAGCCGACAGATGCAGAATAACAACCACAGTCAAGTATTCCGTAACTTTGTAGTTTTGCAAAATTTTGTTGCAAAATTTCTTTACTTGGTTGAAACACCAACAATGGGGAATCAAGCCTTGATGCTATATCTGCTATGATAAGCGACTTGCCACCACCCGTACTTACGATAATCAATCCGTTTGTTTTCTTCGTACTTTGAAAGGCTTTAACCGCTGCATCTGATGCTTGTTTCTGATAGTCGCGTAAAACATACTTCATTGCTCTTAGTGTGTAAAAATGGTGCGGAATTTCACCGCACCGATTGTAGTTAGTTATTCATCTTCATCGTCGCCAAAAGGCAAATCGTCATCATCTGCACTTTCGGGCAAGTCTTCGTTCATCGTAGGCTTTTCTACTTCGGGGAACTCGATACCAAACAATTCTTTCATTGCCTCACGGTTCACATCCTCCTGTGACCACAACGTGTTTCGATCCCATTCGGGAATCTTTTGAGCTTTCACGAGTTGCATTTCTCCATCTACCCACGAATAGAACAAGAAATAGCCATTGAGGGCAATCCTCACTGTTTCTGTCGATGAGAGCTTGAAGTCTGTCGTACCCTCCTTTACTCTCGCTGCCAAATCAGCAATTTCAAGTAAGATAGAGTTGTAGGCTTCCTCTGCCGACTTCTTCATTGCCTTGATAGCTTCCAGCGTTTCGGCAAGTTCCTGCTTACGCTTTGGAACATCGTTCTCTTCTTTCAGACAATACTCTTCTCTAATCATAGAGATTTCGTGATTGTCATAGTTACGAGTTGCCAACTCACCCTCTGGGAATAGGCAGTTGAATTTCTCCTTGAAAACCTTTAAGGCTTCCTTTGATGACTTGGCACCTTTGAAGAGTACCATTACTTCACTGAATGTTTCTTTTGCTTTATCGTCAAGCACGAAGTTAATCTTTGCTGGGCGATAGTCTTTTAAATCTGCGAGCATAGTTTTATTTTTGTTTAATGTTATAAAAATTCTTTATTATTTTCAATCTGTTGCTGTGCGTAAAACAGCATTTCTGATTCGTGAGGACTGGGCAAGTATAAGCCACATTCTGATGCACTCCAATTTCTGAACCTTTCGATTGCAGTTGTCATTTCTCCTTTATCAAGCTCGGTAGTGCTTCTGATATAGGTTACTTGCTGTCCTCGCTTGTTTATTCTCGTTCTCTCGAATATATCCTTATTGCATTTTTTCTTGAAGAAGTCGTACTTCACTTGCTCGATTGTCATACCAAACTCTGAACCGAAGTAACCCAACAAAACGTGCAAGAAACTATTTTGAGCCAAAGACCTTGTTGTGAGTTTATTCTTCAACTCTACATAGGCTTTCCTACGCACCATTTCATTGCACTTCTCTTTGAACTTCTGCAAGTCATAGTCATTCAAGAGATTATACAGAGCCATTACCTACCAACTTATAGTTTGCAAAATGAACCGGCCTGCCAGTGATACGACTAACAGAAGCCTTTGTTTCTGTGATGATGTTGTAACCCTCACTTCGTAGGTCTGCCACTCTTGCCCCCAAACGGTAAATTCCATACTCTCGTAAGGCTGTAAGTGGCTCAATACTGCCAAATCTTTTCAGATGTTGGAGTACAACCGTTTTCTGTGTCATTCTTTCTTCTTCCATACGCTAAAACGGTAAATCATCTTCGTTTTTCAAATTACCACTCTCATCTACTTGCGGTGGAAACGGCTGCTCGTTTTGTCCGCTTGTAGGCTGCTGTGGACTTGATGGGGTAGGAGTGTTTGATTGAACACCATTGGACTGCTGATAGCCGTTGTTTTGGCGCTGATAAGGCTCTATCTTATACCCCGTAACGGAGGTGATGTAGATAGTCTTGCCGTCTTTGTCAAATGGTCTTCCGTTCAACGCAAAGGAAATCGTTACTAAATCTCCGACCTTGAAACTATCCAACTCATTCACCCTGTTGCCCACGAAGTCAAAGGCAGGATAATTCTCAAACTTTTGTCCTGTCATTGGGTCGTAATGACTTGCGTCAAGGACAATCTGACGCTTGGTGAACGTGCCTCCACTCCTTGTAGGGAGGGTAACAGCATTTTCTATAATCAATACTTTTCCGCTAATCTGATTTGCCATAATTACGCTTCATTAAAAATCTTCTTGTTACTTATCAAATTCCTGTTATCTTCCAAGAACTCGCAAAATCTCTCACAGATGTCTTTCAACAGAACCTTGCTTTGCTCATGGTCGTACTGATAGACCTCTGGGTACTGAACTCCCGTGATGAGAGGTGTCCGACTTGTACCACCTTTTAAAACGTAAGCAGTGAACTCAAAAGAGTTAATCTCCGTACAAGCACCGCTCTCTATGAGAGTGTAAGGATAGACATGTCTTTGCCAATACTTGGCATACTTCCCGAACTCGTAGCGTGATGTTGTCTTCAAGTCAAACACCTTGTTTTCTCGTAACTCGTCTATATATCCGTACAACTCTACTTCTCCGTACTTGGTTTCAAGAGTTGCAGCAGTATAGACTTGACTTAACGAGCCTTTGAAATACTCAGCAATGGACTTGCAGAAAGGTATGTCAAACAAGAACTCAAAACCATCACAGGTAGCCTTGATAGCCTTAACTCCGTTGAGGTCTGCCTTGCAAATTTTAACGCTATCATTGTCGCTATTACGATGATGGATAAGACAATCTACTACCTCATTCAGTGCAGTTCCTTTACTTGCCGCTTCTGACGGTTCGTGAGGCACTTTGTTTATGGCATCCAATAACTCCTGCTTCAGAAGCGCATCCACTTCTTCCTGCGAGAAGTGGAGCGTTTCGTCTGCTTCGTTATAGTTTTTATGCCATTCACCTTGCTCGTCTTGGTAGAAGTAATCCTCCGCCTGCGTATCTAAAAAATTAGAAAATTTATCGAGCAAGGTCGGATAAAATCTGTATTTAAGCATATTTCTTGGTCTTTTTGTCGAACTTCAATCCCAACTTGTCGCACTTAGCCTTAACAAGCATACCTATTTTCAGTTTGCTGTCCCAAATCTGCTTACTCTCTGCGAAAGCCTTGCAGAAGTCGTTGGCAGTGCTTGCATCTACGATTGCTTCAACTTCCTCCTTTGCAGACTCAATCAGTTCGTCATACTCTTTTCGAGTTTCACGCTCATTCTTCAAATAGGTGTGGTAACTCTCGAAAATATTAGAAAGGAAGCGATTCTCGCCTGTAACAGCACCTTGCTCATTAATGATAGTCGGTACTTCCATAGCGTTAGGCAGATTGCAAGTATTCTTGGTGTATGCTTTCTCGTTCACGCCCCAATAGACATAGCGTTTCTCTCCGTAGGCTTGCATATAGCCCACCAAATCCAGCTCTTTGATAAGGTCGCCGACAGAACTACCTCCCATTTCTGGACGGACAATCTTCTGCTCACCATCCTTATCCTCTCGCTCGTGAGCGATAAAGACGAGGTTCTTACCCATCATGCTGACCTGCTTCAAGAAATTGATAAACATAGTCTTTCTTGCTCCAAACCCTTGAAGTGAAAGGCTGCCATCACGCTTGGCCAACTTTGGCTCGTTCTTGATGATGTAGGCTGACATGAAGTCCAATGCCTTACCTGCTGTGTCGATGACGATTGTCTTGTACTCCGACAAATCTTCGTTGAGTGCGGAGATTACATCATCCCACTTCTCAACCTGCAAGGTTGGCACTTGGAACGCTCCGTTCACTCGTTGAACTCCACCGTCAAAATCCAACAACACAGGACTTGGTGCTGAAAGGCCGAGAGTTGACTTACCCATGCCAGGCGCACCGTAAACTAACACTTTAATCGTGGAGTTAATAGCCAACTCCGAAGGCTTCTTAAATAAACTCATTGCTCTTAGTGTGTTTAATTGTTAAACAAATTATTTTCATTCGCATATCTGATAAAATCAGACTTTTCATGTATCCCCAACTTCAAGTATGCAGACTTGATATGGTTCTTAATCGTGTTCGGAGAGAGGTACAGTCGTTCTGCAATCTCTTCCTTGCTTGCTCCTTGATAGATAAGTTTCATAACTCTTAACTCTGCTTCAGATAGTTTTGAGTTGAATTTCGGCGAGCAAACCACTCCCTCAAACCTACACTCCCCCCTTAAAGGACACTCAACTTTTTCAAAGTTAAATCTACCCGTTCTGTCTATATCAGACTTAGTCCCATCTAACTTGCCGAAGTTGCATTTACAAAATCTTCTAACGATAAGGTACTGATAGTACGGAACATTCAAAGAACTCTTTTGATACTCTTTCGTTAGAGCTTTGTAAGCATCAGGGTAGCACTCTCTTATCTCCTCCAATACAGACTTGATAAGTTCTGTTTGACTTTCATCTACGACTTGGTTTTTACCGTCATCAGACTTGCACCAAAGCTCACCTTCAAAAATGTAGAACTCTAATCCATCCATAATTCATCCGCAGGTATTCCTGTAACATCTACCAACACTTTAATATGGTTTTCATTAGCAGGTTTCATGCCATAGAAAATCCAATTTCTAACCGTCGTAGAGGTAACTCCTGTCCTTGAGGCGACCTCGTTGATGAAATCCGTCTTCGGACAATTTGCGTCAGGAAGACCCTCATAATAGCCCCGCAGGGTCATTTTTTTTCTGTTTTTCTCCATTTTCTTGCTATAATCAAATACTTTCTTTATCTTTGCATCGTTATATTTAATATTACAATGCAAAGGTAATAAATAAATTTAGAATAACCTAAGGTTAATCTAAATATTTACTTGCCGTTAAGAATAATTAAGAGTATGAACGAGGTGCAAGAAAGATTAAAGTGTTTTATAGCTTATCTTGGAATTAACGAGTCTCAATTTCAGCAAATAACTGGATTAGCAAACGGTTTTGTTTCAAGTACAAATTCTAATATGCGAAACAGTTCAAAAAAACTAATATCAGCTCATTATCCCGAATTAAATATGGACTGGCTTATTAGCGGAAGAGGGGATATGCTTAAATCTGATAAAAACACTATAAATTCATCTGGAGCAAACTCTGCAAATGCAATACATGGGAACGCTGTAATTCTTAACAGTAACGAAATCTCTCACGAAGACAAACGGAACAAAATCCCGTTCTATGATGACGTTTCTACTATTGGAGGAACAAACTCTATGATAGCTAATCTTGATAGTAACTCCGTTGCAGAATACATTGATACTGGAGATTGGTTCCGAGAGGCTACATCTGCCATACGGCATTATGGGGACAGCATGGTGGAATATCCCAGTGGATCTATTCTTGCACTAAAACGTGTATATGATACCAATCTGCTAATATGGGGTCGAAATTACTGTATTGAAACGACCGAGTTTAGAATAACGAAAAGACTTCAAGATGGAGGGGAAAATTATATTTTAGCATATAGCTCAAATACAGAAACTTATCCAGATGGAACACTAATACATTCTCCTATAAAAATACCCAAATCATCTATACGGCATGTAGACTTAGTCATAGGATGTGTAACAAAAGAATATAGTAATAATTTAATATAACGATTATGGCAAGTAATGAACTAAACTCAAAAGGAGGACAAAGTGATAATTCCATAAAAGGAAACAGCACGCAAATATCTGGAAACAGTCCAACTATAAACAATTACGCAATGAGTGAAGATATGGAAAACTTCTATAAGTCAAGCCATATCAAAGCCATTGACATCATAAAGAGTCAAAGAGCTATAATATCTAAACTGCAACATCAGGTAGATAGACAGCAAGACCAAATAGATGTAATGCAGGAAATAAAAAATAAACTTGTAGTAATGCTAATGCGATTACTTGACGAACATAATAACAGGAGTAATGTTTAATGTCTCACCTGAAGCGATAGCTATAACAAAAAGATTTTTTATAGCCTTAGATGTTCTAATAGGTCAACGCAAACTAAAAAGTCTGAATTCTTTTGCAAAAAAATATAATATAAATTATTGGAACCTTTGCACTCTGCGTAACGAGCCGGAACGCAGAGTGCTAAAAATAGAATATATTACATGTCTTATAAAAGACTATAATATATCTCCATGGTATATTTTATTTGGAACGGGAAACATTTTCTCGCAAACAACAACCGACATCCTTTAAGACGAATAATTAGACCATCAGCTTGCCCCCTCCGTATTCTTCCGGATGAAGTCCGCCATCCTTTCGTTGACCCAGTTCATGGCCTCCTCGGCACCCTGCCTGTAGGCGAGCTGGATGGCCACATCGCCGGAGTATTCCCTTGACTTCTCGATGATGTACTTTCCAAAGTCTTTCATATAATCCTCCTTTCCGTTAATCGTACACCATGCACTCGTTGAGTATGTCCGTGATGCCGTCAAGCTGCACGGCGATGACCGCGAGCAGCAGCAGGATGCCCAGAAGGGCGACGATGATAAAGTTCCTGTTCTTCATTTTGTTTCCTTTCTTTCAATAAATTGCCTATAATTCACGCACCCCGGGTTGTTGCACCAGAAGTTGTCGCCCTCCGTCCCTCCGTACCATGCGCAGCGGGGGCAGGGTGTATCTAAAAAATTCCTATTGCTCATATTTTCTGAAATTTCAGCCCGTGCACCGTGCCGTTCCTCGAGATTGCGCTGCTGATATAATTCTGGGGGAGATTGTACCTCGCTGCCGCCTCCCCGATGGATGCGAACCGCTCTCCCGTGGTGAGGCACTCGACGGGCTTGCGCTTGTCCAGGTACCGTCCCCAGTTGCTGCCGGGGGTGGCATTAAGCCGCCTGCAGAGCTCCCGTGCCTTGTCCGACCTCATTTTCCTCGTCTCAGCCGACTGGCGTGCGGCATAGATGGGGGACATGGTGTGCCCCGGCTTCAGCGACCCGTCAAGGTTCCGCCCCGGAGTAGGCTTGTAGCGGTAGTCTCCGAGCGGCGACCAGTCATCCTCGTACATGAGCTTCCATCCCCGGCAGAGGTAGCCTCTGGTGCATGCATTGGCGATGGTGTGTCTGTCGGCCTTGCC